GATTTCGACTTGCACCACACGAACGGGAACCCGGATCGCTTCGCGTCCATCACGAACCGTTTCACCGTGAATTCGTTGTAATTGTCGAAATCGATCGCGGAAAACCAGCATGTGCCATCGTCCAGAATCGGCACGACGCCCACGCCCACTTCGCCGTCAAGGTGCGCCTGCCACTTTTCAGGGGTCAGCTTCGCTTCGACAGTCTGCGCCCGGCCGCCAATTTTGCCGGATTCTTTTTGCAGGTTCCTGTCTTCCTTGTAAATCCCGTGTGCGCGATCAAGCCCGCTAAATAACTTGGAAAACCGTTCTATTTTATCCATTGTACCGTCCTGAAAGGACGGCCGGCATTGCGCCGGCCGCCATGGTCACGGCTTCCAGTTTTAGTACGGCAAATCGTCTTCGGCGGAAATAGTCCCGCTGTCCAGCGAATCCGTCGCTTCCTTGACTTCGCCCGCGCGGATTTTGTCGTGGAAATCCACGGCCGCGTCGAACAGTTCCTGATCTTCCACCAGACCGGAATAATTGATATTCCAGCCCCACCAGCTGTTTTCGTCCTTCGTTTCGGCCTGTACTCCGACCTTATACATGAAAGCCTGCTGGTACGGGATTCCTTTCGCCTTTTTCTTCAGGTCGATGTCGCTGTTCAGACGCTTCGACTTTTTCGTTTGCGTGCGTTCCATCGTAATAATCGCCGGTTCAAACGAACCGTCGCCGCGAACCACGATGACGTAATGGTACCGGGTATCCGACAGCTGGTTTCCGTTCGGAAGGATGTCCCGGTTCTTGTCATCACGGGTCGTTTCACGCATCATTGCGGCGCCTTCGGACACAGGATGTTCGGCGACGTAACCGCCGCGTTCGTCGGCTTTCCATTCCATGAACGCGCGCCGGTAATACACCGGAACCAGAAACGTGTCGCTGTTTTCGGTATCGAACAGTTCCTGCGTCACGGTATTGATCAGCATCCCTTCGCGGGCGCCTTCGATGTACTTTCCGTCCGTGCGCTTCACCTGCGGCGAATTGCTTTGCAGGATACGCAAAAACGGGATCGCGAACGAATCCGCATCGGCCTGTTCCAGACCAGCATCCTCGAAACCCTGATATTTAGCGTCTTTCAGGAATGCCGGCAGCCCGGCGTCTTTGACTTTTGCGACAGCTTTTGAATTTGTCATTTCGGTTCCTTAATCATTAAACGTTTGTCCCCGGGAAATTAGCCGTTCCCGTAGCGGCGGAAAGCTACGTTACGCCAGCGAAGTCGCCCCTGTCAACGTTTCTTGCGCGTTTTCGGCAGGGTAACTTTCGCTTCGTCGTACCGGAAAACATTTATCAGTTCTTCCGGAATCGGTTCTTCGCCGTTTTCCAGCTGTTCCCTTGCCCACGCGTTCAGGGTTCCGCTGTGAATTCCTTCCTTCAGCGTGTAGTCGAACCCGTTCGATTCGGCGAATTCCACTGCAACGTCCTTCAGCGCGTCCTGACCACGGCCGAAATCCATCGTAACCAGATTTTTTATGATGTCACCGTGTCCATGGTCACGTAACCACGTATACGCGGCCAGCCTGTTTTCTTCCTTGATATTCGCGTTCAAACCTTCGCGTACTGTTATTTTCGCCCCATTATCAAGTGCGAATTCAGTTAGACCGATCTGTTTCATGGCGTCCGGAAGTGTTTCCGTCCGCATAATCAGGTATTCAGCGCTAACGTCGGCCAGTTCCTGTTTCAGCGCGGCAATGCGCTTTTCGATCTGGACCTGCTGGCGCGCCAGCGCCACGATATGTTCCAGCTGATCTTCAGTCGGTTTCGTTGCCTGTTCGGCTTTGCTGTAGTCGATTGCCATTCTACTTTCCTTTTAGGTCGAATTGCAGGTTCACGTATTCATATCGGCGGCGATCCCACCGCAGAACGTTTACCTTCCCCAGATTGACTTCGGCAGCCAGCGCCATCGTTAGCCCGATAGCCGCTGCGTCGCCGACTGCCAGAATATAATCGTCGTCCGTGTATTCGCGCAATAGCTTCCTTACTTCGTGAACGTCGTTCTGCGTGTAATACGAAACGCCATTTGACGGGAACAGGGGCATCGTCAATTCGCCAAATTTAGTTGCCGGCGAAATATCAACAGCCGGAACAAATCTGCCGGTTTCCTTGTCCTTTTTCTTCGGTTCCTGAACAACGTACACTTTACCCATTACAGCCATTCTCCCGCATTATCTTTCGTAATTTCGTCCGCGATATTCTTTTTCGATCGTAACGCGGTAATTATCTTCGTGTCAATCGTCTGTTCGGCTTCGATGTCGACGTATGTCACGTTGTTTTTCTGACCGATTCGGTGCGCCCGATCTTCACTTTGCAATCGGGCTTCCAGTGAAAAATCATTGCTGTAATAAATCACAGTTGTCGCTGCGGTCAGGGTAAGTCCGTATCCCCCTGAATGCTGCTGTCCGACAAAAAACTGGCAATGCGGGTCGTTCTGGAACCGATCAACGTTCGTTTCCCTGTCGTGCCTATCAACGCCGCCATGATACGAAACGACAGACTTCGGTCCGTATTCTTTCCGCAGCCGTTCGTGAATCGCGGCCAGTTCCGCCCTGAACCTTGCCCAGATAATAATTTTTCCGTCTGGATTCGCTTCAGAAACGATGCCCAGCAGCGCGTCAAGTCGCGGGTTCGCGCCCGGTAGCGGCTTCGCCGGCCCGTGTTCGACCTGTGGAATGAATCCACCCAGAACCTGCTGCTGACGTAACAGCTTCGTCAGGACGTTTTGCACCGTGATTTCTTCGTGACCCAGTTCGTACAGGTTCCGTCTTCGAATATCGTTGTACAGTTTTCGCTGTTCGGCCGTCAATTCGACCAGCCGGCGTTCGTATACCTTTTCGGGCAAATCAAGACATTCGTTTTTCGTTATGCGGTAACTGTGCGCCTGAATCTTTTCTGTCAGTTCATCGAGATTCCGATAAGCCACCAGCGCTTCGTAATCCTGCCCCTGCCGGTGATTCGTTTCCTTTCGCCATTCAGCGAAATGGTGCTTGTACGAATAGAAATTGTCGAATCCCAGAATGTCGCGATTCAGGAATGCGAACTGCGCGTACGCGTCCAGCGGCCCGTTCGTGATCGGCGTCCCCGTCATGATCCGACGGTACTTTGCCCGTTTGCCTAGCTGGATAAGCGTCTTCGTCCGCTTTACGCCCGGCGTCTTGATCACGGTCGATTCGTCGATGATTAGCAGCGTCGGGAACGTGTTCAATACGTCGGCAAGGAATTTCGCGGCCTTCCCCTGCATCCCTGACTGAAAGGCTTCGACGTTCATCGAAATGAATCGCAGTCCCCGTCCTTCCTTCCACAGCGCATCGATCGCTTTGCGTTCGGCCGCTTTCATCGTACTGGCCCAAATCGCGGCCCGGTAATTCGTCCATTCCGGCAGGTGCGCAGGTATTTCGCGCAGAATCCAGTTCCGATGCACGCCATTCGGCGCGATGACGACGACGGCCATTATTTTGTCGCGCGCCCACAGCCACGCGGCCGTGTCGATGCCGACTTTCGTTTTCCCAGTGCCCATCCCCATAAGCAACGCGAAATCGTTCAGGTCGCGGCTGCGATGGAAAACCGTACGCTGGTGATCGAACGGTTCAGTCTTGTAATCGTAATCGTGGTTCATTCTTCCCGTCCCGGGTTATCTGCGCGAATTCTTGCCGTATCCGGCCGCGCTGTCAAACTTCCCCTATAAAAGAAATACCATATACCACCCATTTTTCGAATCATGTCTTTGTTTTTGTTGCCAATTTTACAAGCGTGTTAGCTGAATATACCACTTGATACCATGACAAAATGACAGTGGTATACAGTAACATTTTGATCTGATTAATAAAACAGGGGTCATATACCACTATACCATCCCCTGAAATAAAATCCGGTCACGAAAGCACAAATCAAAAACGCCCCAAGTATAGTATTTCTTTTATAGGGGAAGTTTTAAAAAGCCCCGACGGCGGCTGGAAGCGTTACCGACGCCGGGGAATCACTCTGCATTGATCCAGTCGCGAAGCGCTTGATGCTTCCGCGCGCACTCCCGCAGTGCGGCGACATCGTCGAAATGTGCCCGCAGAACGTCCCTGACGGCGTCTGACAGCGGCAAATCGGAAAGGTTATCTGGCAGGCGGGAAGCTTCCGTGCACGGCGCCAGCGCTTCGGTAGGCTTTTGGCGGGGTATCGGGTCAGTCGTCGCCGGCCGCAGAGTTCCACAGCCGGGCAAAATCAGGCCCGAAAGGATTACCAGTGCCACCGTCCGAACAAATTTGATCATGATCCTTCACCACGGCCGCTTCACGCAGCTTTCGTTCAAGGTCCCGGCGTTCCTGCCGGGTACGTTCAAGGTCGGCCGACAGCGCTTCAGCGGCGGCCTGATCCCGGGAAATCTGTTCCCGGTATTTCTGCATAAATTGTTCGTGCTGCTTCGCGTAATTTTCGGCGATTTCCGCCCTTTCCGCTTCCATCACTGCCCGGTATCGCCACCCGTTTACCGTCCAGCCGGCCGCGAAAATGAACCCCGCCAGCGCCGCGATCCCGACGACGCGCAGATTCAATTTGCGAAGGAATGCCCATAAAATCGACAATGCAGCCACCCCGTTTCGCCATATCAGGCCCCAATTAGTTGAAGAATACGGGACGCCTGCCCGTGAAGTTCTTCGATTGTACCATTGTTGTAAACAACGTGCCCGGCATAATAACGCGTTATCCCGTTTTCGGACGCGTGCCCGCCGTTATCCACGGCCCACTGTTCGTCCTTTTGAACCATGATCAGGGTACCCCCGTTCCGTAAAATCCATTGCGCTTCATTATCAAACCGCACGTCTGGAATGATAAGCTTCGGTTCTTTGATCATGACCTGTTCCGCCAGCAACAGCCACACGTCAGGGTGAACCAGATTCCGGCCCCATTCAGTGCCGATCGTTTGCGCCAGATAGCGCGGCGACCGTCCCAGCCATGGAATTTTGCGTTCCTTCGTTTCGTGGTCGTCCCATACCGCCGGGTCAATATCAAACGCGCATTCCAACATTCGTTTCAGCGGGTCCGCGAACCCGTAGCGCTTCCATCCCCTGTCGATGAAATATTTCGCGAAAGTATCTTTACCTGCCCCGGCTTTTCCAATTACGCCAATTAGCATAGTTTCGAACCTTTGTGTCTTTGTATAGGTTAATCACAGCCAGCCCATTTCCGGTGCTGGTGTCATGTTTCGCGGCAATTTCTACCGCACGGACGGCGTCCATTCCGGCTTCCATTGCGCCAATCGCAAAATCAGCGCCGCTTCCCCACGCGTCGAAATCCGAAAATACAGGCATCGGAACCATGTTGCTATCATATCCTTCGACTTTCCACGTGTCCAAATGCAGCACGACCACTTCCGTATCATCGTCCAGCGACCAGTCATCGTTCTTTTTCTGGCCTTCCTTCCACCATTCAAGGAATCGTATCCCGCCGGACAGTGATCCAGTGACTGCCACAGCGATGTCGTGACCACGGACAACCCACAGTTTTTCGCATAATTTTCGCGCGACCCCGGCGGTCGCCTGTCGATCGGTGCACAAAATACCGTCTTTGTATGCGACTGTTGTCACCGCTTCCACCTTCCGCGCGCGTTTTCCGTTAGCGTATACGACGCAATCCGTGTGCATCCAGCTGGAAGGCCCGCGATTGTACTGTAACCGCAGCCGGCTGTTCGTGCCTACCGCGTAGCATCCTTCCTCGATTCCCGGGCTGTGCACGTGTCCGATCACGCTTTTTACGCCGATCCTGCGCAGGTTCATGATGTTTCCCCGGGCGCCGTTCGGACCCAGATCACCGTGCATACCCAGTTCGATTCCTTGCACCATATACGATTCGTCGCGCTTCAGTAACGTATTCGTTACCTTCAGCAGTTGCGCCGCCCAGTAATGGAACGGATCAACAGTGCGCGCGCCCGCCGGCGTCATTTCCGTTTGCCTGACCATTGCCAGCGCCGTTTCCAGATAGAATTCCATGTGCGTCGGATCGGCGCGCCAGTCAGTTTCGCGAATCCAGCGTTCTAAACCTTCATTATGGTTACTCGGCACAATGACGTTTTCGAACCCCGCCCCGTACTTGTTGATGAAATCGCATGTCAGCTTCAATTCGTCCGGAATGCTGGACATGCGCGCCTTGTGCTTCGCCAGATTGATGAACGGATTCAGCTTGTCGTGATGATTCTTCGCGTAATTGTCGAACACGTCATGCCAGATAAGCTTTTTCGGGCGCAACACCGAAACGATCGAATCGGGTCCTTCGAATGTTGCCGGCACCACGCCGTCGTCGATGAACTGAATATGGGAATCGCCCATGATCAGCGCGGCAGCTGGCGGCGCGTCTTCCACCCCTGCCGGCGTGTATTTCTTGTCCTTATCGATGAACGTCCCGTTATTCAATGCCAGCAGGTGCCGCATAAAGAACAAATCGCCGACGATTTCGACGACAACGGCGCCAAGCGAATGATGGAATTCGCCGCGCTTGCCTATAGCAGTATCGGTATAATTTTCGACAGTAACAGCGCCGGTCGTCGTCATCAGTTTGGGCAGTTTGTGCGACGGCGTCGCGACGGACTTCAACTGAATTTTCGGGTGCGCCAGAATGCCGGATTTCGCCCCGGTTATCGATTCGAAACCCGTCAGCGGCTGTATGTTCGTCGGCTGTGTCCGAATGTCCCCTAAAACCACAAGGTTTTCGTTTATTTCTGCGCGACTGGCAAACAGGTATTCGGTTAACGCCGGGTCCCACCAGTCGTCGTCCTGCTGGCGTTGTCCCCAGACGCTTGTCGGATTCTTGTAACGGATCGGGATTACTGACAGGTGCGCTTCGTTATGGTTGCAGAAAACTTTCAGCGCTTGAAGGAATTTTTTGTGCGGCGGCGTAGCGTTTTGCGCTGCTGTGAAAACGTATGTACCGGCCGGCGGCAGGGTCCCTTCGAATTGTTTGTGCGCCGGTTCCTTCGCCGGCTTTGATGCTGCCGGATTCGCTGTCGTCTTGCCACATGATCGACAAGCCCAGCGCTGCTGTTTGCCATAGTGTCTTTCCCGGCTGCCATCCTTGCGCAGCGTACCCTGTTCGCCACAGTGCGGACAAAACATGCTGCCCCCTTATTTTCTTAATTCAAGTTCGCGTATTTTCTGTTCGTGTGCATTTAGCTGATCCCGAAATTGCCTGTGCGCTTCCTTGTCGCTGTTTTGATGCGTATCGATCTGTTGCTGCAAAAAATCAAGTCGCTGATCGCGCAGCCTGAAGTCTTGAACAGCTGTCGAAATACTATATTGTGCTTTAGTACCATCGACGACAACCTGCTGTAAAGTCCTTAATTGTGAAGTCGTCGTGGCGGCCCACCATACCCCGGAAACAGTCGCGCCGACTATCCAGATCAGGAACGTGACAGCGACGGCCGGTTTGATCCGGTCCTGTTTCGTGTGCAGTTCCTGCCAAATCTGGTCAAGTTCTTGCTTAAGTTCTTGCATGTCAGTCATTCGCTCGGTCCACCCCTACGCCATTTAAACAAAGCGACAGCTGCCGCCGGAACGCCCACAACAGTTCCAAGTGCGCTTACCACTGCCGCATTGATCAGCGTAAGGTCGTCAAATACCCGATAGACGACCCATGTCAGTAATAGGTACGTCCAAATGACAAGGATCGCCGAAATGACCTTATATTTTTCAAGGTATTCAAACACGTTCAGAAAACCGCCCTCCGGAACCACCCCAGCGCAAATTTTTGCAGCTTAGGATTCCGCTTCATTATACCTTCGTAAAATTTCTTTTGCATAGTGCGCAGCGTCATAATCACAGCGTAATCATGCTTTTCTATATCGTTCAAACACTTAATCGTATGCGGCCCAACAATTCCGTCAATTAGCAGGGTGCACCCGTGGTCGCTGGCCGCCGACTGCGCCAGTTTCCACGCCTGTTTGCTGCCCATATTCACAGCCATATCGAAAATCTTCGTCGCTAGTAGCTGACTTTTGATTTCGCCTAGTCTGTTAGCGTCCCAGAACCCTGACCGGTAGACTTCCTTCGCCTGCGGGACTGTCATCGCCACGATGTCGTCAATGTCAATGTCCCCGTCCCCGTCGAAATCGCCCAGCAGATCGCCGCGCTTCGTCAGATACCGCAGGGAAACGCCGTATTTCGTGGCGCCGCCGGGGTCGTCTGGATCGTTTACGTACCCGCCTTCATGTTCCAGAATTTTATCGATAGCCGTATAAAAATTTGCCATTGTGCGTCCTTAAGTAACGTCGATTGATTCGGGAACCGTACTGTTCAGCGGTTCAAGGATAGCATAAGCCATCGCTACACCCGTCAGCTGATCCGTTATCCAGATAAAGATCGGGCGCCCGGTATGGTGATAATGCAGGAAGGTGACTGCCACCCCCTGCCAGTTCGACGGACTGACGCTGTCATTCAGGACGCTGTTTACGACCCGCGTCGTGTATGGCGACACCCCTTGTCCGTCAAAAATAAGTTGCGCCGGCGAACCGCCGTCTTTCACGATGAAGATTCGGCCCATATTGCCGCTTCCTGTTCCGTCGTTCAATCTGGCACCGTACGCCATGTTGAAATTAAGCTGCGACAAAACGACCGGGCTTCCCGGCGATCCCGGCCGGGTAAGCACGACAGACGGCGACACAATCGTTCCGTAAGGAATGCGGCCCATGAATTGAATGTTTGGATCGGCGAGAAATGATGTCAGCGACCAATCGAATGAATTTGTAAGTCGTTCGCGCGCTACACGTTCGGGACTCGTCGCATTTCGTGCTTCGACTTCCACACGAAGGCGTCCTGATAAATTATCGCCGACTGTTCCCAGAATATCATTCGGGTCGAAATTCAGCGTATTGTTTCCGACAGCATCCGGCGCCGTGTCGCGTTGAGCAATTAAGTTCGGACTGCCAATATTCGGACTTCCTTCATCGTACAGTTCGACGCGGTAATACAGCCCATATCCCGCATCGGCGCCGCCGGGTTCGAAGTCTACCCCATTATTGTTGTCGCCAAGAACGTTATTTACGCCAAGCGTTGTTAGCCAGTTCCTGCGCAGCCAGTTGACATTTATTCCGCTACTTGTTGCGGCATTAAATGATACAGCGTCGTCATATCGGACGGTCGACATTTTCAATTCAGCGGGCGGCATCGGCGCGTAATACCTGAACCCGTCATGAATCTTTATCGGATTCGTGTACGATGCTGACGCGATCGGAAGCGCCCCGCTTTCCTGCGTAGACGGTAGTAGTTTAGCGCGAACCCACCAGTTTTCCGTGAATGATACTGAACTAAGTCCGACACCTGCTGACGCAAGGAACCATATCCGCGAACCTGCCGGCCACGCCTTCGGCACAGTATCCAAACAGCCGCGATAGCAATCCCGCAGTTCTAACCCGGCTTGTTGCGGCGATCCGCCAACGCTTGCCAGTGCCCGCGAATAAATTACGAATTCGCCGGCATCCCGCAGATTATCTGGCGACGACAGCGCTTCGGGCGCAATGTAAACAAGCGTCAGCAGATTATCCATATCCGATTTCGTGCGCGCCGCTGCGTCTATCAATTCTGACAAATCGCCGCCGCCAGCTATCGGATTCACGAAAATGTCGCCGGTCCCCTGACTCGGCAGCGACTGTTCCGTACCCGGTATCGCTGTTCGTAAACTTCCAATCAGAACGGAACCCGGAATTGCCCCGGAATTTTCTTGAAGTGTAGTCGGAAGGGTCGACTTTATGGAAGACTGCCCAGTGTGAATTTCGTATTCGTCGCCAGTTATCATTCGTGCAGCTGTCACTATGCGCGGCAGGATTTCCGGATTATCCGGGTCCTGATCATTCATCGCTTTAGGTGCTTCGAAAATCAGTTGATCTTCGACATTGATCGCCGTCACAGTTTGCGTCGGCGCCGTCCAGTTGCTGTCGATCGGATCGCCAAAACTTGCAGCGTGACTGGTAAACACGTCTTCGACCGCGTCAATATGCAGCATATTGTCGGCGTTATCGCCGGCCTGAACACGGTTTATCCGCATCAGCAGTTCACTGATTCCAAGCGCCGCCCACGAAAACCGGAACAGGCTTCCGGGTTTCAATGTGTACAGTTCACGCTTTACGGAACACGATATTTTAGCCAGCGGATACGCTAGTGATCGCATGTCGCGCCACGCGATAAAATTTGCGGCCGCCTTGTCTTTCAGTCCCATGAATTGTTCTGTCACGACGACTTCGGCGCCCTGAATAATACGGTTCGCCATATCCTGCGCAAGCGCGAACGATTCTTTGTATTCTTTATCAGGATCGTAATACTTCACTCGAACAGAATTCGACGTTTCAGACCACGCTGGTCGACTGAATTCGACATTATCAGCGTTAGATTCGTCGACTAAAGGTATTACCGACAGCGGACTAGGAATGTCGCTTTCACGAATCAGTGTGAATGTATACAGTCCAGTTTCAGGGTCAAGTATCAATACGCCGTCCACCATGCGTTCAATTTCAGCGATCAGATCACTGACTTTACGCTGGCGGTCGAGTATGGCCGAAAATCCAAGTCCTTCGTCGTATAACACCTGCGCATTTTTTCGCAGTGTATGCTGGTCGATTGACGCCGGATTGATCGAAAGTCCCCATTCCGAATCCGTCATAATTTCGAACAAAACGTTCATCGGGTTAGCGTGCCGCCCGTTGATAAGTTCGGTTCCGGTTCCCGGTGATGACGTTGCAAGGCTAAGTCCGTCGGGGATTCTGCGAAGTTCGAACTTCCACGGCCGCAGCGACGGGGAATTTCCAACGTAAATTTGTTCCGCTACAACGTAGCAGGTTCCGCGATACGCTGGAAGGATGTCAGGTGAATAGTTCAAGACGCCTTCAAGGTATGTGCTGCGCGCCTGTGACAGCGTGCCCGGAAAAAACGAAAGATTACCGGATATTCCGCCGGCATCTTCGCCGTATAGTGTCGGCGCGTCGATAGTGAACGACCCGCTTGTGATTATTGGTGACGCCAGTACGGCCGTATCATCGATTCGTATTTTCAGCAAGCCGTCATGCGGACCATTCAGCGGACCACGACACAGTCCGAACTGCATCCCCAAATAATAGCGGTATCCGACAGTTACTTTTTTCGACGAAAACATGCCAGTTTTAATTTTTTCGCGAATACGATCTGTGCGAAGATCGCCGTACCAGACAATATTCGGCGCCGACATTTCAACAGTTCCCCAGATCAAGGGTACCGCGCGCCCTTCGGTTGCTGTTGGAACATTGAAATCGCCAAGTCCCGCCGGCCGCGCGTTTTCGATGTCGGGTTTCGGCTTGAACAGTTCAGAAACGACCATGGCCGCGACATAGACCAGTAAATAAATCCAGAACGCCATAATTATTCCTTCGTGAACTGTGTCAAATTGAACGGGTTCGAAGTCGGTACGAACGGGAAACCGCCATAATTCAAAATATTCGAAAACTTGCGCGCGCATGTCTGCGGCGTGTGATCACAGCCGTAATATGCGTCGATAGTTCCCCCGCTGATCGCCGCTTTAAATGGAAGTAAAATCGTGACTATCGTCCCCGATTGCGATATGATCAAGCGCTGTTCCGACTTATCCGGAATTTCCAGATACCCACCGACGAACGGCGTTCCGGCAGACGGAAGGCCGGCAATATCGACCTGTATCCCTTCGATAACGCCGATCACGGTTCCACTATACTTGTATGAAGCTTCGTTGACTTGGCACCCGTTATCGTACAGGACATGATTGCAAAGCCCCTGATACTGGAAGCGCGGTGTTTCCCTGTTAAACAGTTCATTGAACGGCACGCAGCGCAATTCCGCCACGGTATCTTTGAATGCTACCCCTGAAACATAACCGTCGAAAACGACAATCGACACTTCAGGAACCGCGTCCGGCTGAATCCGCCAAACCGTGACCGTAATCGTCGATGACGGTTGAACGGCAATGAACGCTGTAGGTACCGGGTTCGATGTCGGTATTTGAATCGTCATCACCGTACTTTTCTGTTCTTTCGAACGGGTTATTTTAGACCGTTTCAGGCCGGCGATAGGTTCGTAATCGGTACCGCCGAACGTCACAGTACCTTCGGTGCTTGTGTATCGGTAAGTTTCATTTCCGACAGTGAACGTATAAAGTTCAATCGGGCGCGATAGTTCAACGCTTGTTTCAAGGTCGCTAAATGTTGCCATTATACGTCATATGCCCCGGTTGTCGGAATCGATAATTCCGTATCTATCTGATCGCCAAGCGCATCAGACCACTTGTGTAACAGTTCGACGGTATCCGTGTCAAAACGTGACTTCACCATAAATTCTATCCGTTCGACATCAGCTGGATTAAACCCGATAGGTGTTGACGGCGTCACATTCAAACGTTCTTCAGCTTCAGAAATATTCGACGAACCGTTTATATCAAGAAACAGGTACTCGCGACCCGCCGGGAATATTACCGGACTATCTGATAGCGGACTTCCTTCAGGAATAAATCCTTCTTTAAACCTGATCGCGATCGTTGTAAACGGTTCACGCGATTTCATGAACTGATTATACCCGATATTCTGAATATCGATCGACGACGCGCCCTTGACAACAGGCTGCGTCAACACGGCATCGGCATTAAATGTCGGTAAATAAAACGATACTTGCCGCCCACGAACGGCATACAGCAGCGATTTTATTTCCCACATACGGGACGCCGTTTCGATATTCCAGCTTTTACGCGAAATCGGCGTTGATCTGTCTGGTGTAGCGTACTGCACGATTTCACCAGTGTCGCCGTCGATTATTGTTGTACGTATCCGCTGCCCTTCCGGAAGCTCAGTACCCATTGAATTTTTATCGTCAATAACAGGTCGTCCGTTATGCGACAGGAATCCCGATGTATCCGGGGTTATCCGACTTAACTTGTTTTCAAGCGACGTAAACGACACGGTTGTTTTCTGTGCGGTCGACGGGTATCGGCTTTTTGCTATCTGTGATGACAGGATTCCCGGTACGACTGGAACAAGCATTGCCTGCCCCGCAGTATAAGCATTTTCCACGCCAGAACTGAACGTTACTGACATCGGCGATCCGGTAGACACTGAAACGATTTCCAGCGTATCAGCCGTTCTGTTTCCTTCAGCATCATACGCTATCAAAACAGCAAGCCCGCCCGGTCGAAAATCAGCGTACGCCGTGTCTGTGACGTATACCGTCGCGTCTGTAATGCTAACGTTTCGCGTCAGTATGCGCGCATCCCACCACAGCGGAACGCCGAATACGCGGGCGTGCCAATCAAACAGGAATGAATTCAATTCAGATCGCTGCCGATCATTCGAAATCAGTGTTTCGAACTGGATTCCCTGTCGCGGATACCTGCGCACAGCCAGACGCTGTTCAGTTCCGTCAGCGCTTGTCATTACATCAGTCAGCCATGACAATGTTTCTTTCAATCCGCCGGCCGGCGGAATTCCGAACAGGATTATTCGCGTTCCTGTAATCGGGACCGATGTTGTCGTGGTATCAAACGTAAAATCCAGCGTCCCGTTTATCGTCGGCGGACCGTCTGGACTTATTTCAATGGTAAGTGCAAACGATGTCAGCTTAGGAAAAGATTTCGGCAGTGTCGGAAGATTCAGCGCCGTGATTCCATCACCGGCGTTATTCGTGAATGCTGTCCACAGCCTATCACTCGAACGATATGCGTTGAACAGATCAAGGTCCTGCGTCACCGTGCTGACAATATTTCCCAGCGCGATTTCGATCGGCTTTACATGAATGCGCTCGAACCAGTCAAACCCGTAATCCATACCATCCTGCGGACCGCCATTTTCGACCAGATTTTTTTCGCGTTTTCCACGATAGTTTGACTGCGTTCGTGAATGAACCGAAATGATTGTAAATGTCGCAGAACCGTATGGATGCGGAAAATTTTCTGGGAAGGTCGCCAAGTTCGCCGTATCATTTAGGACATTAGTCGGTTGCGGCACGTTTTGCGATTCAAGCTGTTTAACTTGATACCCGTTCCATGCCGGAACGCGACTGTCAGCAGTCATACCCGGCGCCGGTTTGCCGCCGAAAATTGCCATTACGTCGTCACCTTGCGATATGCGACCCCGAAATTATACGACTGTTCGGTGTCGTCACCCGGCGAATAGCGCTTGCGGACGACTGGGAACGGCACCCAGATTTCGGAACCAACGGTGATTTCTTCACCGGGATTCAGACCGTTCATATTGACATATCGCCGATCTGGAAGGTATCCCAACAGCCACCAGTTGTCCGGCGTGACTTGCGCATTTACCTGAAATAGCGGTTCTGGAAATAACGGTTTGAACCCATTGTACTGTCCGACCGGCAGCGATGCGGCGTACGATAGGAACCCGGTTTGATAGCCGCCGCCGTTCCATAAAAACCCTTTCCGATCGCCGTCAGCGTCAAGCTGTGTAGTTGCGTCGTCTTCGAAAAGCCACTTCGTCGCCGCGTCGAACGCGCCGGGAAACGACGGACCGCATTTCAAGTGCAGCGTACCCTGTCCAGACGTTACCGCTTGAAAATGAGTCCACCAGCCTTGATTTACGCCGGATGCGGGGTTATCAATATGCGCCGTTGTTTGATTCCAATACGTTGCGTACTGATATTGACCGCCCGTCCAGCTTCCCACTTTTATTATTTCGCCGAATCCCATGTGCCGGAACTGTCCTGTCGCGTATTCGACCACAACATGACAATAATTATCGTCTTCAAAGAACCACACGTTTTGATATGGCCCGTTGATTGTATTCATTCGCTGAACGGCGGAAATTTCGCTTGAATACGATACCGCTTGCGACGAACCCGGCTGCAAATGGTTTTTCTGATTCACGACAGGGGATACTGTACCATCGAATCCGCAAATGCAGACGCTGGTCGTGTCCCATTCGAAACCAAACGTCAATTCGCCAGTGACGCCTGTTTTCGTAATCGCCGCGCGGTTATTCACCGTGTCAAGGTACAGCTGCGTCCAGCCCGGTGTCCCAGTCAGGAACGTAAACAAGTCTGACACTAAATCTTCCGGATCAGTCGAAGTGCTTTTTTGATAAGACATCGTTTATTCGTCCTTTATCGCATAAAACATCCAGTTGTCTGTCCGGTGAACGTTCTGAAAAACCTTGTACGTCACATTCGGGGACACTGACTTGTCCACAATTTCATCTTCGGAAGTAAGTCCGCCACTTGCAGAAAGCCAGTACATCGCGTCGATCTGTCCGACAAACTGGTATGACGGATTCTTGAACACTATCGAACACGGCCACAACGGCGTAAGGTTGTCCGGACTTCCCGGTGTTTGATTAAGGATGCCCGTCGGCGTTCCGCCCGGTGTAGCGCCAAAGAATTGATCGTGAATGTCGTCGCCATTGTACCAGCGATTTTCCGATGAAATATCAGTGTCCGATGCCGTATAAAGACACGTCGGAAACACGTGTGTATTCTGCCTTGCCGATTCAGACGACGTATAATAATAATTCTTTATCGGGTACCATTGTCCGTCTACAAATCGAACATAACATGCGGCCAGCGCCGTTGAAATAATTTCGCTCGAATTGCCGGCAGGGTGCGGAAGACACGCGTAATCCGCGTTATTATCATTGAACGCTTGCGTGTCCTTATATGTTGATCCTGCTATCATCAGCGGATACGGGTATTCTAGTTCTGTCCCGAACGGATTCAAAAACCCAGCGTACATTTGCTGATACGACGTGCCTGTTTTCACGACCATTATCACGCGCCGTTCGTTTGCCCAGAACCAGTATGTCATCGGGGTATTTTGCAGCGGCGTATACGCGGAAAATGTCGACGCGCCCGGCTGACTTGCGAATGCGACAGAACCCGACGGACTGCCGTCATTAAATCCCGTGAACCCTTTTATTTCCCAGTTCCAGCGGGACGATCCGTTTGTGTACGACTTAATTCCGAAATACCAGTACCGTGTCGGCGATCCGCCATTTGAAGCGTCACCGCGAAAAATCATTTCCTGCGTATTCGGCGACGGGTATACGATCGGGCTTCCGGCCGGCGTCGTGTCGCGCATCATGGTATACGGTGACGGCGATCCTACGGACTGCGTCAGGAAATCGCGCAGGTGAACCATTAAGTCGAGATAATTTGCTGCTGTTCCAGTTGCTTTCATTAGCTTAGTGCCTTTTTGACCGCGTCAGGGTTAAGTTGAATAACATTCAGGATCGCTTTCTGTCCCTGCGGACTATCGATCGCTGCCACCATTCCAGACGGGTCGACGACGTTCTGAATATTCACAGGAACTTCGACATTCGTTTGTCCACCCATCTTTTCCGCCGGCACGACAGTTCCATTTTCGCGCGGAATGAATATTTCCGGCTTGCCGCGTTCGCCGACAATAGCCGGTTGACCGGCTTGCAGGTCGCCGCCCAACGCCCGGCCAGCGAATGCGCTTCCCAGTGACGCAAGGAACCCGCCGCCCCCGCCGGCAGCCCCGGCGCCCGGCGCAAATGCACTAAATACAGCATTCAGCGCCGCGTTTGCCAGTGCTTCAGCCGCGATTTTCCGCATAGCGTCAGCAAAACCAGATACCATTCCTTCCAGTCCCTGATCGAACGGATCATACAAGAAATCAGCGAATGCGGACTGAATATTTCTTGCCGACTGGATCGCAAATTGTTCCATCGCTTTAGCCGCGCCGCTGTTCTTGTCCGTCGCGTCCTTAAGCTGTTTCGCTGCATCTTCGACGGATCGATTAAAAGTTTCCTGACTGATCAGGCCGGCGTCAAGCAAATTTTTATAATTCTGGACTTCCGCCGCGTAGTCTTCCAGCGGGGTTCGCGCGTCTTCGGTAACGCGCGCGGCTTCCGCCAGCATGTCAGCGTATTTCTGACCTTCAACGGTCGCCGCTGCATACGTCGCGCCGGCTTCAGTAATAGCCGCGTCCGCCTGTTCCTGACTGATCCGATCGGTAATCAGCAATTCATTGATCTTCGCCAGTTCCTGTTCATACGCGTACGCCGGATCGACCGCCAGTTTCAGCGCTTCGGCTTGTTTGTCCAGCGCTTCGGCCAGTTTTTTCGCCTTTTCCGCTGCGTCAGGATCAATTTCAGGCGCCTTTATTTCCGGCGCCGCTTTCGATGCAGCTTCAGCAATGTCGCGGGCGCCAGTGTCCCACAGTTCCACCAGCTTTTCGATCGTGTCGCTGGTTTCCGACACCATTTCGTCGCGTAATTCCGTGTAATTCGTCACAACGATGTCGGCGCTATCGCCGAATGCCGCTTTGATCGTGTCAGCGGCTTGCGTAAATTCGCCGTCCGCGAACTGAACAAGCGCTGCCGCCGTACCGCCGATCGCGTTCCCCACGGCTTCAAACGGCGTTACAAGCGTCGTAATCAGTGAATCAGCCAGCAGTCCAACAGTCCGCGACGCCACCAGCAGCGCCGTCGTGAACACCTGAAGGCCGGAATTCACTTCGTCTTGCGGCTGTAGCGTTCCGGTCAGTGCTTTGGTAAGGGTATCGACCTGTTTCGACACGCCTTGAATTACGGACGCAAGGCCCGTCGATGCGCCCGTGGTTTCACTGATCAGGCCCACCATGCGCAGGAATGAATTCCCCAGATTTGTAAGCGCTTGTCCAACGGTAACTTCAGTCTGCGCGAACTGATCTGACAGCTGTTCGCCGCCCTTCAGGATAGCTTCGAAGAATTCACGCGATGTAACTTCGCCTTCGACGACAAGCGACCGCAGCCGGCCCACTGATCCGCCGGCTTCGTCCAGTCCCCGGGCGGCAGCCTGCGCCAGCGGAAACGCGCCTTCCAGTATGCTGTTAAATTCTTCGGCACGGACTATTCCAGACGAAAAAGACTGCGACAGCTGCCGCAGCGCGCCGGACGCTTCCGACGCCGCCCCGCCCTGAACCGCCAGCGCTTGCCCTGTGACTTCGACCAACTGATACAGTTCGTCCTGCGTCGCGCCAAGTTCTTTAGCCGCGATCGATGCGCGCGAAAACAGCTGCACCGTCGCTTCCAGCGGCTGCCGGGTATTCTGCGAAATTTCAAACAGCCGTTCATTCGCCGCCGCCAGTTCTTCAGTCGACCCCGTGACGACGCGCAGCTGGTTCTGAAGGGTTGCGTATTGGTTCGCGGTATTCAGGATTTCCCGGGCGCCGAAAGCCGCCACAAGCGGCCCGACGACCCGTTTCAGCTGACTGAATGCGACTTGCGTTGCGTCGACCTGTTTCGCCTGACGACGAAACGCCCCGGATGATTCGTCGGTTTTCCGACGGATGTCGTCCAGACTCCGCGTGACTTCACTAGCGCCGCGTTTAGCGCCTGATCCATCTATGGTTACGTCAAGTTTTGCCATCCTTCGCCCGCCAGTTCAGATAATGCGTGTCCAGTGACCCGATCAGCTGCGCAAAGTCGCCGACTTCGTCGGCCGTAAAGCCTTTGATCTGCGAATACGCTAGGATTTCACTGTACGAAATCCCCTGCGGCTGGCCGAATATCCACAAACGCGACTTGTCAAGTGAGACAAAGCCGTTCCAGTATTCTAGCAGATATTCGGGAACGTCGGGACGCTTCGCCAGCGCCGACGGCATGACGCCCGTTTTTTCGTAAACGTGTTCGAACGCGCGCAGCCGGGAACCATATTCAAGGTTCCACGACAACGCGTCGATTAGTTTTTTTCCGATTCCTTATACGCCGCCGCCCGGTACGTTTCCATGTTGCCGGCGATTTCGACGACTAGCGCGCGGAAGTCTTTAATTGCCAGATATTCTTCGGCTTTTTCCACTGAATACGGAACGTCTTCGCCATTTTCTGTGATCCCTTTCCAGTCCAGCAGCACGTGTTTCGCCATCATGCTGTCGAGAATTTCTTGTGGAACAATGTCGTTCGGGCGCCGTTTGTACGGTGCCAGTGCCTGCCGCATCGCTGCCGTATGTCGCGGGTTGTACATGCGCGCCACCAGCAATTTACTTCCGTCGCCGATGTCGACCCACACGCCGTCCTGTTCGACCTTTTCGTTCGTCACAAATGACTGTTTAATATCCATTATTGCTTCCTATTCGCTTGATCGGATAATTCTAAAGTATACGCCGAAACGTATTTTCCCGCCCCAGTATAGCGCTGTCAAATTACCGTACGGGAACGGAAACGGCCGGGATTGCCCCGGCCGCGTTGAATGTTCCCGTTCGGGAATTATGCGGCGAATCGATTGATCGCCACCATGAACCCGGATGCCGGATCGCGCTTCGCTTCGAAGTTCAGTGACGTTAGCACGTCCTGATCGTTTCCGCCAGCGACCACCTGCCCCGATGTAAACTTGACCGACGGGAAGTCGAACAAGTACGAATTGCCGCCCAGCGTTGCGCGGAACGACACGGATACAGTGCTGAAGTTCAGGTACTTTTCGAACAGCGCACGGCTGCGGAAATAGGCTTCAAGGGTTCCGGACACGTTCGTTCGTCCGATACCGATTCCACCCAGCGCCAGCGAACCGATACACGGCTGATCGCGAAGGTTATTGTTCACAGTGAACTGAACATTCGTGAAACATGCCGCCTGATCCGCTACCGGTACGCCATCCACCAGAATGTCCGTGATGTTATCAACGGCGTTCATAACGTCCTGCGTCGATAGCGCCACACTGCCGGCGGCCGCGATTGACGTACTGGACGCGGTCAGCTGTTTGCCCTGAAAACTGAACGATCCGCCGATGATTGCGCCCGGGGAAACGGTCAGGTCCATGGAACCGACGCGCATTCCGGTGAACAGCTGGTATTCCAGCGGTGACAGATCGGAAAACAGCTTTTCGACCGTGAACGACTTCCTTGTGGTTCCGTTCTTGATGAACGTACCCTTCAGGGACGCCGGATTGATCGTTTCAGCGCTTGCCGGCGCCGGGGTAATGGTCAGGGTATGCGGCGAAAGGGTTCCCTTCGCTGTCACCTTGTAATACCCGTCGTTCGACGGCGATGCGACAGACCCGGCCAGCTGTACGAACTGCCCGACCTGAACGTTTCGCAGCGGATCAGGACTGCCGCCGGATACGATCAGGGTCGCCGTGTTGTTCAATGGCGACGGAAGGACGATCTGCACCGTCAGCCCGGTTTCATTTACTGGCGTCGAAAAATCGTCGTACAGCGCGCCGGCCAGCAGCGGATCGTGTGAACCGTACGACAGTTCCACGCCCACGTCACCACCTGCGCCGATCTGTGTTCGGATAATATCCGACACCTGCCGATCGGATCGAATTTCTTCCGATGTTGCGGTTGTAGTGTTCTGCGTCAGAGATTCATTAGTAAAGCGAAATTCATTGACCACGTCGGGACTATTGTCCGGCGTTACGCCCCACTGCGATTCTTCAACGAAGAACAGCTGAACAGAACTAGAATCAGACATTTAGCTGCACTCCCTGCATAGGGTTTTAAAGTTACGGCGTCGGGTTCAACACCAGACTGTCCGCCTGATACGGGGTCGCTGCGTTCCACTGAACCCATGAACCCGTTACACCTACGCGATTTAGTCCCGTCCCGCGAAAAATCACGCCATTTACCGTCCGCCCTTCGAAAATAGCGGTGACGCTGTCCGCCAGTTCCCGGGCTTCGCCGTCCCCGCTACCCGCCGGGACGAATATTTGCACCATAACGACGCCGATGCGGCGAAACCGTCGATATTTGCCCATCGAAACCTGACGCTGTTCCCCAGACAATATATGCAGCTGCACCCATGCTTCGTTTTCCGGCGGCGAAAATTCCACGTCCCCGAACGTGTATCGCACCCCCGGCTGTGCCAGCGGCCATTCAGTATCAAACCGCTGCCGTATTGTTTGCGCGTCTGTCGAATGGCCCATAATGAATTTTACCTGTTTTTTGATCTTTTCCGCAAGTTTTGCGGATTAAATCCCTGTAATTTCCGCAGATTTACCGAAATTGGCTTTCGACTTCGGCGATCGATAACGCGACCATGCCCTGCGGCGCCTGTCTTTGGCTGTGCCCGTGTTCCAGTGCCACAATATATTCGACATTGTTGAAAATGACAATGGTCGAAAATGGTTTAAGATTAGCCAGCGCGGAATAACCGGCATCGATCGAAACCGACGTTCCTTGCGATAGTGACGCTTCGGCTTCCCCTGATTTGTCGATTCTGGATATGTCCGCCGATCCGGCGCCAGTATTCACAGCGACTTGCCAGTTACCACGCGCCCGGCCTGTATCGACCGGAGTTTTTTCAACAATGCGCGTCAGCAATTCCAACGCGACTTTCTTCAACAGCTGGACGTGTTGCGTTTCGGTAAGGTCGGAAAACTTGCGCAGATCAAGGTAAAACGAATCGAGGTTTTTGAATTTTATCGTCGCCATTATGTGCGCAGCTGTAATTCATAGAACGCGATCACCGTTCCGGCTGACTGCGGTCGAACATTTACAATCTGGTATTCGACGCCGCCATAAATCAGCCTGTCGCCTGTTTGCGGGGAAAGCCCCTTGCCCTGAACTAGCGTCGAAAGGTCCGTTGCCCGGACAGTTTCGCCGTCGATCCTGCCCTGTTTGAATGGTTCCGGCGGCGTAGCGTATACCGTCACGTCGCTGACAGTTTCTGTCGTCTGTCCAGTCGCGGCAGAAAAAGTCCGCGATACGGTGCGCAGGGTCGACGCCTTGCCGAAATCCGTGATCAGCTTCGTTGCGACGCCTTGCAGACTATCAAGTTTTCCGGGCATGTTATGACCTTGTCAGTGTCCCGACGATACCGCTTGCGGGGTTCAAGAAAGGTGCCACGCGGCGTTCTGCGTCCCAGTAATAGGTCGTCTGGCGCGCGTCGCCGCCGCTTGACGGGTCCATGTATTCGACTTCCAGCGACCCCGCCTTTTCCCGTTTCGTCTGGCGCCCCAGCGATCCCTGAAGGGTGTTCGTCACGGCGCCGGTGTCGTCCATTTGTGCGCGCGCAAGCAACATTTGCGCGTCCTTGATTTCCTGCGGAATAACGTTCACAGGAATAAAATACGTGTCCTGAAACGCGATCGGGACGTTCGGCTGCGATTTCTCGAACGGGTCGAAAAAGTCCGGCACGGGAACACCGTCGCGCGGCCACGGTAGCGATTGCAGCGCGTTGACCAGCGATCCGCGCCATTTCAGGCGCCACGCTTGCGTCATGTAATCGCTGGCCAATACAAGCGCCCGTTCTTTCGCGTCATCGTCCGCGTTTTCCCATGCGGTGTCGTGCCGGGTTTCAAAATAGGAATCGGCGGTTCCGACAGTCACAAAGCTGTTCGCGCCGCTGACCAGTGATCCGTCTTCAACTATGATCGCCATTTATTTTTCCTTCACCTTGATTTTAACCCGCCTGACCACGTGCCGATCGATCGGCGTCGCTTCGTCATCGTCGGCTTCCAGCGTGAACGTGTATGTGACGCCTGTCGTCCCGCCTTCCAGCCAGACCACCATCGTATCAAGTATTTCGGGCGATGCCGCCGTACTGGCAGCCAGCAACACGCCGCCGACGACTGTCGGGACCTGTATCGTCACCGGGCTTTCGTTGTTATCGGCTTCGATCGCCGTTATCTGCTGGTTCTGCAATGCCCGGCCGGGCATCAGCCAGTCGGCGAATGATACCGGGTAATCAAGTATTTCCTGCGGGTCCTTATCCGGCCATTTCAGCGCCATGGTTTAGTCCTTGCACGTTTCTTGCGGCACGTTGACCGCGCGGTTTTCCGATTCGTCGGCCGCCGACCGGGATTCCGCATCGACACCCGCCGCCCTTGTTTCGCCCGCGACCGTAGCGCCCCGGGATTCGCTTTCAGCCACATTGCCGCGATTTTCCGCAGTAACAGCAGCGCCGCGATTTTCGCCGCCGGCCGCCGCCGACCGGGATTCGGAATCGACTTGCGCCGTCCTGCTGGCCGGGTCCAGATAAATGTCGCGATTTTCCACGCCGACAACGGCCACGCGGCCGACATCGTCGACCAGAACCGTTCGGGCTTCGCCGGTAACGCGCGACTGCCGGGTTTCTTCGCTTACGATAGCCATACGATCTTCCGCCGATATTTTACAGGCAAGCCGGATCGCGACGCGCAGCGGCAACAGGATTCGGATTCCCAAACCTTGCGCATGTATGGCGCCAATAACGTCAACATCGCGGCCAAACCCATAAGTAACATACATTTACGGCCCACCTGTCGGGCTTCCCGGTGCTTGAAGTCGCCGGCGAACTTCGATACCGCGCCCACGGTACGGCTGCGTTTCGCCAACGTCTTCGAAAATATCCGCCTGTAGTATAACAGTCGCGTCGTCATCGTCCAACAGCGACATGACGCCCGTCGTCGGGTTCGTCACAAGCTGGTTCATTAGAAGTTTCTTAATTAAGTTCAGCATCGCTGATTCATTCGGCGTCAGTCCGCTTGTAGACGTTTCGATTGCCAGCGCCTTAGACGATACCACCAGCTTGAACAGCTGCGTCAGGCCCGGCGTCTGCGGCCCCACGAATGACGTTTTGTTGAAGTCGCGCGGAAATATGTTCCCATTTATGACCACTTCGCCAGTCGCTTCAGGTCCGTGAATCGTCCAGCCTAAATCGTTACGAAGGAAATAAAACGCGTCGATACTGGTCGTCGCATCCAGCGGATCGCCGCCAGTTGTATCAAACGCGACCGGGTATTTCTGATTTTCAGCGTCCAATACCCAGCGTTTCCATTCGGAATAAATATCTATTTTAGCATCATACGTGCCAAGCGCCGGGAGATAAATCCCCAGCGTTGTTCCATCGAATATGACTGCCGGCGAACTCATGGATTGTTATAGTTCCTGTCAAATCGTTGAACAATCGGTATTGTCTGGTTCGTTCCATCTAATTCAATTCCCTGTATGTACACAGGTTCATAGGTGATGCTGAACAAAACAGCATACGCTGTCAACAGCGGCGATTCGATGTCAACCGGATACGTCACGTCGACCGTCGTTCCAGAATTTTCTGTGCCCGTTCCAAGTTCTGCCATTGTATCAGTGCGGAATAGGCGAACTTCGGTATTCGGCTGAAGGTTCGTGAAAGTAACTGTCGCGGTAGACGGCGGAACCCATGTCGTGCCATCGTCTGAAGTGAAATAGTTCACGTTTCCGGCGCCGTAGTTATGCACAAACACGCCTTCCAGTAACGCCGCGTTTCTTTGCGTCTGGAACTTTCCATTACCGTTATCGTAATCCAGCAAATACGGCTGTTCATCGCGCATCCAACCTAGAACGGCGTCCGTCCATCCGCGCGTGTGCGGGTTTTCGCACAGCGCCGCAATAATGAATCGATACGTGTCAGCCAGCGACGCGCCGTTTGCGTTTACTTCCATCGTATATTCCTGATACACCGCATTCGGTACGGCGAAATCAGGACTGCGGTTGCCAAGTTCAATAATTCCCTGAAATGCCGGCGATGTCTGTGTTTCAACGTTCGAAAATTCTTCGAATTCGACGCCGTTCCAGTCGCCCAGCAATACCCAGCCGTTAGATTCTTCAGCGGCTGTTAAATCGCCATTATTACTGATAATGGCAAGGACTGTTCCTGTTGGCGCCGGGCTTCCGGGCGTCGGACTTGACGCTGTTGCGTACAGAACGTCGCCGACAGCAAGTCCCCTTTTCGACGTGATTTGCTGATTAATGTACAGAAATTTCATGGGACGCGGATCAGTCTCGCCAGTGCCGTGCCGCGTAATAACCGGTTCAGGACTACCCACTGCTGTCAGCGCTGCCGCAGCTGTTCCTGTTTGCAGTGAATCTTCGACCATGAACGCGTTAAATTTAAACTGCGCGCGCGATTCCAGTGTGAATACCTGCGGAACGTATCCGTAATGAAGGATTTGCGCAGAAAACGGCCCGTATTCTACTGTGTCAGTTACGTAATAAAACGGACTTCCGGCTGTGTTAACGCCACCATCAGTGAAATCGCGATAGGTCCATTGCGCGTCTGTTTCGTAATCTGGGGCCGCTGACGTATCTGTGTCGACAACAAGTCCGGTCGATGCGTCATAAACGAAACCGCGACCATTCGCAGAAATGCCAGTGCCGGGCAGTGTCGTTTTTATTTTCAGTGAGTATTGTTCCCTAACCGTGCCCGTGCGCAAATACATATACACGCCAATAGTTATTTCTTCATATTCAGCGTATTGACCGAATAGGTTCGGTTCAAACCCGACCAAATCGATCAAATTAATATCCATATTGCCAATCCAGAAATCAATAAATCCGCTTGTGTTTACGAATGTAACATTGCGAACTTCGATCAGTGTCGAACCGGTAAATCCGACGCGCAGCCCGGCGTTACCGATGACAGTAAGACTTTCAATCGTCGGAACGTTATTATTAAATTGCAGCGTGCGGCGATTAGTTGATGTTGGCGGAATAGTTAGCTGCGGCAAATCTTCCACGATCGTATCTTTTATCGTGAAGTTCCTACTTTGCCACGCCCCGACATTCGATGTCCTGAAAAACTTAACGCCGTTGAAATTGACAAAGCCTGTATCCGGCGAAGAATACGGCGCTGTATCGCGTGTGAAATATAATAAATTGTTTTCATACACGCTGGACATGAAATAATCGAATAAATTTACTTGCGCACCTTCCTGAACTCCGAATACTAAATACGTCCCGGTGCCAGTTGATGTAGCGATCATGTACCCGCCTGAAACCGGAAGTCCGCCAAGCAAGTACCCATTTTGAAACCTTGCGAATGATCGCACATTAAAGTCGCCGGCATACGGTGACCCTAGAATATTATTATTGTTTCCAAGTTCCATTGACGCGCCGTCCAGCAGCGCGAAAAATGCGAACGCGGTTCCATTGCCAACGGTAAATTCGCGCGCACACGCGTAATCGTTATTTCGTTTGGTCAGCAGACTTACACCGCTTATCGATGCGGCGTCTTTGATCAAGTATGAAATGTGATACGTATCACCCGACGCTGGCGGCGATACCCAGTCTTCAGTGACGGTACACGTTACACCATCAGCTGCCACAGACGAAATATACCGGGTTTCTTCATCCGGTTGATTTAAGCGAATGATCACCAGTCGGCCAGCAAATGACGGCGACGCAGTCAGCTGACCATTATTCGTCGCGATATTGGTATCGAAGACGATTATGTTGGATTGCGGCGACGGCTGTGTGCCCAGCGTGCCATTTTTGGCAGCTGAAGTGATAGTGGTACCGACGCCCGCGCTGTAGGTTATGCCCATCGGCTGATCCTTTGGGCCGCCCGGACCGCCGGCCCACGGCGGCTTTTTTGACGGTGATTTGGCCATGGCAGGTTATCGTCCCGCCATGGCCAGTTCTTCATGACACAGGTCACAAAAGTGACAATTAAACGGGGTTGCTGTAGTTTCTTTCCAGCGGCGCCACTAGCGTAAAATTGTTCGTCGTGGTTCGCGCTATGGTTCCCGTAGCTTCGACCGGCTGCGCCTTATCTGTACCGATTGCCCGTACGATTACCGCAGCGTCAGTTCCCGGGGTACGCCCGCCCTGACTATTGCCGTCGTAATCGAAGTCGTATGATACGGACGCCGAAACCACGTTGCCCCTGATCGGCAGCGGACTGAATGTCGTCGCCGAATTGACAACGATCGCATCCGGCGAATCGATCGGATTCGTGTCGACATTACCAGACACAGGACCTTCGTTCGCGATAGTCAGGGTCGAATCATACCGCTGAACACCGATCGACTGCGACTGCGGCGATGCTGTGACGGATGTCACAAGCCACACGCCATTGTTCGCTTCGGTAGTGAACCCGGACAGCGTGATGTAATCGCCGACTAGCAGCGAAACCGGCAGCAATCCAAGTGGCGAACTCAACGTTGCATCGCTTCCGCTTACGCCCGACAGTGCCAGATCGGAAACGGCCGTGCGGGTCGTGTACTGGAAGAACATAATGTATTCGGCCGGACCGGCATCGACCTGAAGGTTTTCGTTGAACGAAATGGTGCCGGCGGCGACGAACGGGTAAGAACGCGTCAGTCCATCGTTATCAACGAAGGACAGTCTGTTAGTGTCAGCCGCGCTGAAGTTGATGATAGCAACACCGGTACCGCCGCCATTCGGGTTCGTTGCGGTAAGCGTGCCCAGATTGTCGCCAACGAAGCGCAACAGTGCGTCGGCCGTGTTGCCTGTTACGGCCCCACCGGTCGGACTGCCCACGTCATCGTTAATATCGACAGCGGATTTCAGTCTGTACTGAACGTATTCGTAAACTTCTTCAAGCGACAGTCCTTTGGCGTCGATTACGATACCAAATGCCGCTTCGGTGTTCGGCGACTGCGTCGAACCACCAGCTGCGTTGAACCCGGACAGTATCTGCGGCGTCGCGTGATAGGTGATCGTAACCGTCGGCGACCGGGTCGAAACCGTGGCGTCTGCGGTAAGTACCTTCAGGTCGGCGCTGTTCGACAGCGGGAACCGGTAAACTTGATTCGACAGTGTCGATACACCGATGTCTGACAGTCCGGCCTGCTGATAAGTTTTACCAGAATCCGGGTCAAGGCCCACGCTGAATCCTTCGCGCAGGTACACGTTCAGCCGGTTTCGATTATCGACTGCCAGCCACGCGGTACGATCGTTCGGCGAACCTGTGATGGTGAACGGGGTTCCTTGAACGGTCAGTACCGACGCGCTGACGCCGGTCAGCGTGTACGTCCCGTCGTTTGCGGTTATTCCGGCATAGCTGACGGTCACCTGTCCGCCGACGCGGAATCCGTCGGTAATGAACGATCCGCCGTCGTTTCGCGTGATCGTGCTGGTCGTGAAATCCAGCCCCAGCGTCGGATCGTTTACGACGCGTTCATAAATCAGAACCGCTTCGTTCACCGGACCTTCAAAGGTGAAATCGACCGCCGCGCCGGTATCAGTCGGGTCATTGCCAGTCGCGTAATATGCCCGGTCCGTAGCTTCGGCGAATGAACCCAGTGAAATAATACCCGCGTACTGGCGCAACAGGTCGCCGGCAGTGTTCAATTCAGACCACCCGCCGGTCCTGATCAGCTTGCGGGTTCTGTATGCCTGCGGGGAACCGGTTTCGTCGTCCGCATAATTCCAGTTATCCTGCAATTCGAACTGTTCCGGCGTGATCGCGACCATGGGGAACGGGAATGGAATCAGGTCGTCATCGGCCTTCCATTCTTCCTTCGCAAACGAATAAACAGCCTGTTCAGTGACGCCGTCGAAATTGACGTATCCCTGTTCCAGAACGTAAATATCGCGGTCGCCCGTTGCGAAATGAACAGATTTCTGTGTGCTTGCGATCGGCGAACCGCTGGAATTGCCCAGTGTGCGAATCGCGGTCGATCCAGCCGTGACCGGGTTACTTCCGGTAATTTTCCGCGCAGTAACAGAACTTGTCGTGGGCGTTCCGCCGATTTCCTGATACAGCCCGTTATTCTGGCCGTTCGTGTGATCGCGGACTTCGAAGAATTCCCCTGCGGTCAGGACCGGAAGACCGGCGCCGCCCGACGTGATTACAGCCACGTTCAGCGGACTGCCGACAGTAAAAACCGCGTCCGTAACGGCAAGTGACGCGCCCTGTGATAGATTGTCTGGATCGATTATCAATGCCATTTTAAGCTAACTCCACGCAAACGTTATCGGAAAACCTATTACGGATGAAAAATTTTCGGCCGCGCAGGTGATCCTTGACGTGCTGAAGGGGTCCCATAATACGCGCACCGGGCACAAACCGGATTGTATCACTTTCTATGGATTTAAGCACAACGGCAGCGCCATACGGCGAACCGTACGCCGGCATACTTGGATCGTTCATCCAGAAAACGTTATTCGGAAGCGTCGGCCGCCGTTTGATCGAAACCCCGGGGATAATAGGTTTCCGAATAAAATCCGTTTCATACAGGTGAACCAGCCGGGCGCGATCGGCCACGATTGCCAGTGCGGGGTCCCATCCGAAAACCGCCGTTGGACCGTGCTTCATTGCCGGCCCGCGCAGGTTATCGAACAGGAACGCTTCAAACGTCGGCAGGGTCGGGGTCGCTAACGGAATCCCCTTCCTGAATACTCGCAGGTCCTGCGGCGTCGGTTCCTTCGTCGGTTCCGGCGTCTTCGGCTGCGGCCACAGGTTCGACAGGCTTTGCTTCAGGTCCAGAACTGTTTTCAGGTCCATTTCGCGGCACCACCTTTCCGTCGTCATTGAAAAACACGATTTCGACCCCGTCGTTCCCGAACTTTTCGTAACAGGTCGCGATCAGGTCGGCTTTCTTCGTTCCCAGCTGGATAAGTACCAGCGCCGCCACTTCAACGTCGTCGACGCCCATGAAATACTGCTGGTCGACCAGATTACACAGGGTATTCTGCGAACGAATACTGGCGGCCATGGTTTTAGCCAGCTGCGCGTAATCTTTTCTGAAATAAAGCTTCGCAGTCCGGCGGCTTGTCGTGGTTTTTTCCGGCATTTCTGTGACTCCCTATTTGTAAATGGCCGGGGACGAATCCCCGGCCAGCTTGCCCGCACCCGTGCGGTTATTAGAAAGACTTGATCACGATACCGGCCAAATCCTTGACCGAATCCATGACGCTGTCCCAGTTGGTCGACGTTGCCAGTGCTGCATCGGTCGGGTTCACGCCGCCGTTCGCCACGTCCCACTTGAAGCCTTTGCAGGACACGTTATACGCGCTTTCGCCCTGAAGACGCGCCACGATGTTTTCCTTGCCGGTGATGACATCGGCATACATCAGCGGATTTTCGCTGTCTTCCAGAACAACCGCGTCCATGGACAGACCCAGCGTCAGGTACTGATTGCGCAGCGGGGAATCAACCTGCTGGATCAGTGCCGCACTGTCCGTGATCAGGACCGGACGGTTCAGGGTTACAGGGGTCGCGCTTGCGACGTTGAAGTTCGACAGACCGTCGATGTTGCGAGTAATCTGATCTTTTACAAGATCATAGAACACTTTACTGTGCATTACCCACAGATCGATGCGGTTCGCACCGTCGCCGAACAGCGCCAGACCGTTGACCAGATCGATCGTGTCAAGGGTCGTGGGCGGCGAAGCTTCACCGTTAGCGACAAGGCCAGCCTGTCCCTGAATGGCAGCTGCCACGGCGCGCAGACCAGTGTCCAGCTGATCGACCTGATACGCCTTCGCGATCTGGCCGCCCAACAGGAACGACAGGGTCCGGAAGTCGCCGTTCATGCCCATTTTCTTGAAGCTGTCCAGCGTCTGATCGATCGGACCGATACGACGGTTCACCTTCACGCTGATTTTTTCGTCAGCGGGAACGGCGCTGGCAGTCACGGCGGCGTTAGCCGGCGAAGTTGCCACTTCGCGACGATTCACCAGACTGGAAACGTTCTTGAAGAACGACGCTTGATGAAAATCGCCCATGCGCGCCTGCGTCACCAGACGGATAGTGTTACGGGAAGCGGCATTGAACGCGTCGGTATTCTGTACCAACATTTCGACCATACCGCTGTGAACCAGATCGGGGTAAATCAAGCCTTCGGGAAGACGCCCAGAACCGGCAAAACTTTCGCGAGTACCTTCAGCCATTTGTCCTTACTCCATGTAAACGATTGATTACGCTGGAAGCTTCATGAACTCGTCGTGGCCGTGGGTTTCGATGAAATCCACTTTCTGCAACGGTGTCATGGTGCTTCGCTTTAAGTCGGAAGGTATCCCACCTTTGCCGCGTGATCCCTGTCCCTGACCGGCGCCCGGCGGGGTCCCACCCCCCGAACTGCCAGTGCCCAGAAAGGCACCCGCGAAGGCTTCGTTATCGCGCAGTTCCCGCACGAAATCCGAAACCGTCAGGAATTTTCCATCGCCGTTCATTCGCGGATTGCCGGCGTCATCGACAACCTGCGTTATGAACCGCCCGGAATCATCCTGTACAACCTTGATCGCATTAAGTACGTGCGATTTCAAAAACAGCGGATTGCCTTTGTGTTCCGCCAGCGCCTGTACGGCTGCCGCTTCGGACACCTGACCTTCGAAAGCCTTCAGCAATCCGGCTTTTTCCTTTTCCCACGCGGCCTTTTCGGACCCGTGCTTGTCGACCAGCTGTTGTTTCAGCGAATCCCATTCGCCGGCCTTTTTGCGTCGTTCTTCGTCGGCCTTTGCCTGCTGTTCGCGAAGCGCGTTGTATTCGTCCAGATCAATACCGCCGTACTGTTCCTGCACCTGACGAAGTTTCCGCGCGTATTCGCGCGCCGATTCGCGTTCTTTGTGCAGTGCACTTTTCAATCCGGTTACGTCTTCCACAGAATCCTTCGGTACGAACCCTTCCAGTGCCTTCAACTGATACCGCCCGTCGACTTCGACGTAGTCATCCCGAAATTCTTCAGGAATACCGTCCAGTGAATCCACAACCGCTTCAATAGTCATTTAGCCTTTACTCCCTAAAGGATGCGCGGCGCCTGCCGCTGTTTAATGGTTACGCTGTGAATTTTAAAAACTTAAAACGTATTTTGCAAGTCGGAATTAAATTAAAATTTCAGTCCCCTGATTTTAATAGCCCGGCCCGGGTTCCGGATGGTCGAAGCTTGCCGCTTTTACCGCCAGCGCTTCGTAAAGATCGGGAAATAAGGTTATTTCAAATTTGTCAGCCTGCAATTCTAGCGCTTTCATTTGCTCGAATGCGTCGGCCGGTATCGGTTCGCGCTGGATCAGCGCCATTGCCTGTTCGATTACGTCCATTACACGCTACCTTTATCCACTGATTTGAAGAACTTATAAAGCGGCGGGTACACCCGTTTCTTTTCGCCATACACGTACCGAACGAACTGTTCGGCGATAAATTCATAGTCGTCGGACATCCCATATTCGGAAGTCTGGCGCATCCACATATACCGCCGCTTCGAATTCTTGCGCAGATCGGCCAGTATCGGGTTCAGCTTGTCCCGATACACTTGATGGAACCGATGACCGTTTTCATGGATGAAAATCTGCGCAATCTTTTCTTCGGCCTTCGTAAAATGCGGGTCGCCGACGGTCCACGCCCAGTCCTTGCGGTCGATCGCTTCCTGAATTGCGTCGACCAGCGCCGGTTCGTCCATTTCTTTAGCCTGACGCAACAGCGATTCAAAAATGCCCTTATTCCGCTTTTCGTGCCATGCTTTATATTCCGGAGTCTGGTCCCTGTCTATGCGTTCCTGTAGTTTCTTGCGGTCAACGCCGATTTTCTTAAACAGCAGCGAATCGGATTCCATGTGCACCGCCGCGTTATTCTTCGACGACCAGCGGAACCGCATCGACGGATGTTGCCCCGGATCGCCGATAAAATTCGCCTTTTTAATTCCAAACCGCTGTTCCATATTGCGGGTCGTTTGCATGGCAACACGCAGCCCGACCCGATCGGCGCCCTTCGTGAACGACGCCAGCTTGCCCGGTGCCACCATATTTTCCGTCACCCAGCGTTCGGCCATGTCCTGCGACGTGAATTCCGGAACGTCTTCGGCCGGGGTCGGCGTTGCCTGCGGAACGGCGGGTTTAGCCGCGATCGTGGCGGCCGTCGCCCGGGCGCGCCGTTTCTTCGCCAGTTCGGTAAGCTGATCTGGCGTCAGCGGGTTTCCCTTGAAATCGAGCATTTGTTGCAGGGTTATTTTTCCACTGCGCCATAACCGGGCACGCGTCGCGCCCAGTAGCTTGTCCTGAAATGACTTGCCCTTTTTCTTAAGGAACGCGTCAAACGTCTGGTCGGCCGGCACCTGCCCGTCCATGCTGGCCCGGGTCCCCGGCGACAGGTCCTTTAACGGTATGCCCAGTTCTTCCCAGCTTTTCAATACGGGGACAAGCGTCGACCGGCAGTTGAAGTGCCGTGGCGGTCCGCCATTAAAGGCCAGTGTTGACGGCGGAATGGGTTCGTACCCGGGAAGCGACCATGTCTGACCGTCGTACGCGACGCAAATTACCGACGTGCGATTATCCAGCGTCGACACTTGCTTGATGCCCTTCACCACGTCATCGTTAGATTCAAACGTGCGTAATCGGGCTTCGTTTGTGACCTTGTTCACAGCCGTACGTCCCAGCGCTTCGGCATTCGATTTCGCCGCTTTCATGATCCCGGGAACCTGAACCCCGTCGATCACGCCACCGCTGATCCGCTTCGTCAGCTTGTCGATCCCTTCGCCGTTTTCCATGGATATTCGAACCGTATCCATGAATTTGTTGTGCAGTTCGGTACCCTGCCGGCGCCACCATGCGACCGGCCGTGCCCCCTGAATCAATACGTCATCAGCCAGCGCCCGCGCGGTCGTCGGGTCCAGCGTCTTTCCGGTAAACTTGATTTCACGGGACACGGCGCGCTGTTACAGTTCGAACCAAAGCATTGTTACCACTTCGTTTTCGTCGAACAGCGGGTACGTGTCAAGCATACGCCCCAGCAATCCCTGATATGGACCGCCAATATTAACTGTTTTCAGGTCAACGAAACGAATCACCTGCGCCGCGACGACTGGAACAACAGTATTTTCGTCAAGGGGAAGTTCTTTCAGGTCAGAATTCGTGGCGCCACGAAAAATCCGCCATCCGTACTGTACGGTGTCCTTCGGCATATCTGTTTCTCCCTAGTGGTTTCTTGCGAATTCTATCAGATCGTGACGCGCTTTAAAATTTTCCGCAGCCGCTGGCATTGACGGGAAATTTCATAAAATGTCGCCGCATTGCTGTTCGTTTGCCGCAGCTTATTAAACCGATGATCGGCGGCAGCGCCCACCAGTTCGGCCCATTCGTCGATTTCAAGCCCGTTAAGTTGTTCGATCAGTTTCGCTTTGTCGGTCATGGTATGTTCGTTTCCAGTGCGGCCACGACAGTTTCGGATTCGGCCAGCGCCATTTGAATCGAATACTGCCGGGTAATCTGATTGATGTCGGCGTATGCCTGCCGAATAGCTTCCCGACTGGCAGCGTCAAGTTTCTTCATCCGTCGTACCCGGGCATCCGTGCGCGGCGTCCCTGCCGGATCGATTTGTTCCGCTAATCGACGAAGTTCCCTTTCTAATTCGTCCATGCGCGCCGCGATCCTGCGACGCAAACCCGATTCTGCCTTAGTCTTTTGTACATCATGTTCGGTCAGGTCGTCAAGTACCTGATCTGCTACGCTGTCAGCCATGTGCGCGCCCAGCTGGTTTCGGTGGCCGTGGTTTAGGTGCAGGGTTCGGCTTCCCATTGCGCCCGCCGCAGCCGCAGCCGGCCTGAAGTGTGCAAGCCATTACAGCGCCGACCCTGCGAACACGTCATGCGACGCTGTGCAGACGTTTGACGCCCCTTCACCGGACGATACGGCGACGACAATCTGATATTCGCCGTCATATAGCCGCACCTGAAGCTTGATAGCGTTTGACGACTGATCTTCCATCACAGTTCCGTCTTCGATCAGTCCGGTCGCCTTGTTTACGATTACGAAGGCGTAATTATATGTCCCATTCCCGCCAACAGCGACGGCGGCGTAATCACGAATCGTCCCTGATTCGACGGCATCGGGACCTGAAATCATACAAACCAGCGATTCAGCCGCTGCGGTTGCCGACATAAGGAACAGTGCTGCTACTATAAAAAATCTTTTCATTTACCCTTTCCTTTTTTCATGTGTTTAAAGGCCCGAACGTCCTGTTCCCGTGCTTCGGCTTCCTTTTTCGAAGGATAGCATCCCAGATTCCGCCCTGTCGACTTCGAAATTACGCAATACTTTCCGCCGCGCTTCGTAATCATGGCGCCCCGTCCCCGTCCGTGTCAGTCGCTGACGTTGATCCTTCCGATTCCGATTCTTCGGATTGCGGCTGTGCGGCCGTGTCGCGTTCGGCCATGCCCAGCGCGTGTTTATGCGTCGGGTCGCCGGCCGCGCCAGTTTCGGCCGCTGTCGGTTCCCACTTGTGCCGGTGACCGTCGACGCTGTTCGTCCAGCCGTTCGCCTGTAACGTGTGCGCGTGACCCTGCGCCGGCCCGGTCGTATCGCCCGGCATGTTGCCCTGTTCCAGTTCCCATTCGGTCAGGCCCGCGCGATCCGGTGCTTCAAGGTCCAGCAGATCAATTTCGGCTTGCGGGTCGAAATCATCGGACAGCAATCCACGGCGTTTCAGTTCCTGCCAGTATGTCAGCTGCGAAATGTCGCCGCGCGCCCGCATGTTGCCCAGTTCCTTGATGTCTTCCGCGTCGCGCATCGTCAATGAAAAGTCCTTGAACAATTCGACAGTTCCCCCGGCATCCGTGCCCAGTCCGAGGAAAACAGCGAAATAATCAAGCATTAATCCCAGCGATTGTTCCAGTACCCGGGCAAACATGGACAGCGGCGAATCCGCTTCGGATTGATCCAGCACGCGCGCGGTCGCCGTTGCGCTGCCACTGCGGGCACCACCCTTGATCAGCATGTTCAGGCCCATTTGCGACATGCGTTCTTCAAGGTCCTTCAGGTCCTGCCGGCCAGCTTCGATCCCCTTCCCTGTATGCTCGACGTATTTCAGGTCGCTGCCGATCTGGCCGTTTATGAATGTCGTCGCCCCGATGTTCAGCTTCTTAACCGGTGCTTCGCTGTCGCCCAGTCCGGCGGCGAATAGGATCGGAACCCGTGCCACGTGAAGGATATTCCGCTGATCGCTATCGGACTGCCAGTGCGCGACGTTCAAATGCGCAAGGTCCAGCATCGCAGGTTCGGCAGTCATGAATCCGGTCGCGCTGGCATAAACCGGGATCAGGGGAATGAAGTCCAGCGGCTGCCCGTTCACCAGTACCGGGTAACTGTCCACCATTACCCAGTCCTGTTTCCCGTTGTCCAGTGTCTTCAGTTCGAACACCCGATAAAACCCGGCTTCCAGAACCCGGATGCGTTCGACGCGTTCCTGTTCGAATTCGCCAGTGTCTTCGTACGATTCTTCCCTGATCCTGACCTGTGTCAGCACGCGTTTTCCGTTACGGACTTCGGATTTCCAGCCGATAATCTGCGTTGCCAGATAGTGCACAGCGTACGGACGGATATTTTCCGCCGTTTCCTGTTCGACGGTCCGCTGCCCGTCCGTTCGCGGGAAATCGACCAGTATGTACGTGATCCCGTGGTTCATCGACGCTTCACCGATCTGTTTCGTGAATACGTCGATGTCGGTACCCTGACCGTCGATATTGTCCCGATATTCTTCGACTTTTACAGGAACGTCGTCCTTCAATACGACCGGCTGTTTAAGCGGCTTCGATACCAGCTTTTCGATCGTGTCGCGGTAATAATTCGTCAGAACAGACTGTTTCAGACGCGCTAAATATGCGGCGTCCGGTTCGTCAGTCATGGGCGGCAGGTACCGCTTCCCGGCTTTGCGCATCGCCCGGGTTCCGCCCCACAGGGTATCGACCAGCGCCCAGTTCGGGGTCATTTCGCCATATTGCGCGACTGGAATTGCGACGGGGTTCGTCTTTTCGGTCATAAGTAAAGTAACTCCGACGTTGCGTCAGTCCTGCGAACCGGATATTCCTTCACAATGTAGTAACCCAGTCCGTCCGTTAAGTGCGTCAGTTTCGGGTCGTGCTTTTTGTCAATTTCGCCCGATCCGCCTTCCAGTAATCGCACGCCTTCGAAATCTTCGACTGTTTTCGGTGCTGCAACGGGGTCGATCATCAGGTGCACGTTGTCTTCCCCGCTTTTCAAGCGCGTGTTCACGGCGTTGATCCGCGACCGTTCGCTGGGGTTAGACGGCGGAACGCGAAAAAATATCCGATCAGTACCGAAATGTCCATACAGCGCATTTTTTACCAAGTCCCAGTCGCTGCCGGCCACGGCCGACGTTCTGCGCGCCCCGCCAGTTGCATCACCGTAAACGAAAATTCGACCGTTGTGGTTTCCCCAGTCTTCGATAAATTTCCGCATTACTGCCGGCGTGTTGCTATTGTTCGGAATGTGCACTTCACCGATGACCCCTGTTCCGCTTGTTGGCGCCGCCAATAAATTACCCAGCAATTCCGCGCCCCCGATCTTTATCGGTGCCAGCCCGGACGCGCGCAGGGGCAAGTCCATTTCTTGAGCGATAACCGCCGTCCCGGGGTTCACGTTGAAATCAAGGCATAGCGCCAGATCGCCATTAGGATTATACCGATCCCGCAGATTTCCGCAATGCACGGATTCTTCAAAAGGATAATACGCCCGTCCCTGAAAGTTAACAAACGACGCTTCGTATTCCTGTTCGAACGACAGCGGGTCAAGGTCCAGTCGCGCCGCTTCGATGACCGCCGGCGGAAGGATCATGGACGATTTCCACGTGTAGGCTTCCCATCCTTCGCGAATCTGCGCGTTCTTGTACAGCCTGTAATAGTGGTTCCGGCCTTCCGGAACGCCGGTAAATATGCAGAATCCTTGACGATCTTCCAGCGCCGGCCTGACGTTTTCGGCCCACGCGTGTTCCTTCATGTTCGCGTATTCGTCAAGAACGCCCCCGTCCCATGGCGTGCCTTCGATACGTTCCGGCTTGTCCATACCGACGACCCACAGCGTCGCGCCGTTGATCAGTTCTATGGACAATTCGGTTTCCGACGGCTTCCGCTTCATCAGCCATGGCGGAATCATTGCCTTTAAATCTTTCCAGAATATGCGCTTCGCCTGATCACGGGTCGGCGCCCCGAAAAAGAAATTAGGCGCGAAATCGGCACCGGACCGCAAAGCACGGATGATTATTTTCCGCTTGGCAATTTCTGTTTTCCCAGACCGGCGGCCGGCAGGAACGACAATGAACCGCGCCGTACTGTGCAGAAATGACTGTTGAATAGGATGCGGACGAAGGACCGTCCAGCGTTTAGTCAGCTGAATTGCCACTGGTCACCTGTTCGAACGCGTCCGCTAGTTCGCGAAGCTTCGACGCCAAATCTTCCGGCTTTTCATCTTCCGCTACAGACGTAAAATATCCCGTCATTTCAGCGATCTGGATAGTCACCCGAACAGGATCGTGCAATTCGATTCGCGGCCCATGTTGCGTCCATTCGACTTTCTTGATCCGCTTGCGCTGTTCAGGCGTCAGTTCGTCAAGGTCCTTCAGCTGTTGCCAGCCGGACCCCGGAACGAAATATTCGGTCAGGTCGCCGTTCGCGATGTTGATCAGCCGGGCAAGGATCGTTTCGCGCGTTTCGCCGGCCACAGCGACCGCCGCCCGCGTATCGTGGTCAATGGCCGCCAGTACGGAAGCGTTCTTCAGCCAATCGTCGGCCGTCGCTTCGTCAATCCCGACGAATTCGGCCGCCTTCATTTTGTCACCGGTCGCTATCACCTGATACGCGAACCGTCGTTGCCGTTCAGTCAGCATCCCGCGAACCTTCCCTATAAAAGAAATACTATACCGACTAGGCATTTTGCGGATGTTGACCACATAAATCAAATCGAAATTGCAAGCGTGTTAGCTGAAGTCAGTAACCCATTGATTTATAGTCCACGGTAGAAATACAGGGGACAATAATTTTAGAGTCCACCCTAAAATGAATCACATGGCAAAATACCACACTGAACCGTCTAGTATTCTAAATATCTGTCGTAACTATCTGGAATAAGTAAAGAATTTCGACGATATACCACTATACCACCCTGAAAATATTTTTCGGGGTAAAAAGGCCAATTTAAATTTCCACCTAGTATAGTATTTCTTTTATAGGGAAAGTTTAGCCGAACGACCGGTACGCCTGTTCGATATGTTCCAAGTCCCTGTAATCCATGGACGTTTTGTCGTGTTCCAGCATATACACCTGACCTTCGGAACAGTCCAGTATCCGCGCCGCTTGTGCCTTCGTCAGCCCGTGCCGCCGGCGCCACAGCCACAGTTCTTCGCCCGGCGACGCAATAACAGGTAATTCTTCCCGCGTAAGGTACTTGAATGGCGACGCTTCGCCGCGCTCGATCCGCTGAATCGTCGTCCGGCTGGTCCCCAGTGCCCGGGCAGCGTTCAGCTGTGACAGCTTCGCGCGCCTGCGCCAGACCAAGAACTGTTCAATCGTCGTCATGCCAGTTCAAATGCTTCGCACGGTCCAGAATTTTGTGAAGAATAAGCACGTCGGCATATTCCTTGCATATATCACGTAATTCGCTGTGCAGCTGCCCGTCTTCAAGGATCGCGGTCACTGCCCAGACGCCGAATGCTTCATATCCCGCCCGTTTCGCAAGCCCGACCAGTTCCACGTGTACTTCGTGCCGGCGACAGGCCAGTTCCGAATCGTATTCGTTCCCGTCGCGCGCAATGTATACCGTTTTGACTTTCATTCCCGCCCCCTTGACCGCCATTTACGAACGCCGGCCTTGATCAGCTGCCAAACGAACACGCCCGCGAACACCGACCAGAATTTCATGCGAACATTTTCCATCGCCACGTCCCACGGAACGGTTTTTTCAGTTTAATACGCCCGCCGGTCACGACCCAGCGATTCCGGTCCGGGTCCCAGCCCACGTATGCCCCGCCAGACGGCCGCAGGAACCATATCCGCGACCCTTTCCATTCCCGGTACCCGTAGACTTCCCCGCAGTCCTTCAGCGGCCCGCGATACATATACGGCCGCGTCATCCCTGCCCCCTTGTCCCGTCGATTGCCTGTGCCTGCGCAGCCCAGCTTTTTAGTGCGTCGTGTGCCGCGCCCACCCGGCCGTCGCCCAAGTATTCCAGCATTTTGAACATGGCGGTGCGCGCCGCTTGCATGTGCTTTCGCATGTGAAACACTTCGGCCTGAAGCTGGTAATTCGCTTCCTTCAGTTCGTCGATTTCAGTCATTATTCCCCCTAAATTTTAGGACAACACCCGGCCCGGATGTCCGCTTTCGTGTCCGCTTCATCCGATCGGCTTCCGCCCGCAGCCGCCGGCATTGCCAGTCGAATTCACCGGACGCGGCCCGCAGTCGGCGCACCGCTTCGCGTAACAGGTCAGCCTGCTGTCGTAACGCGTCAGTCATTTGATCACCACGTACGTTTCAATCCGACCATTCCACGCGTCCAGTACCTTTTCGACTTCCGTCGTCGGCCTGTTTCCTGTTTGCGTATCGTTTTCGCACCATATTTCGGTGTTGCCGGGAAGTCCCTGCGCTTTAGCCCAGTCGACCAGTTCAGCAATCGTCATCCGACACCACCTTTCCGGGTTCCGCCGGCTTGTACCGCAGCCCGAGTTTTTGCGCGATTATGTGCAGCAAATGGTGAACCGCTACCCGGCCGCCGTATTCGCCGATCCCGTCGTAAACGTCTGGTATGTAAATTTCCCGTTCGCTTTCAAGGTAATGAACGCGCTGTTTCAGGTTCGCGATTTCGCGCCGGCAGTCGCGTATTTCAGCGGCCAGTATGTCTTTCCGTATTCCAAATCCAAACATGATTTCACCTTTCTGGTTTGTGGTTTAAATATCGTCGTCGATGTCGTCCGAATGGCGGCCTTTGGCCGGCAGCGCGAACCCGCGCGGCATCCGTTCTGCGGCTTCCTGAAGCGTTTCCTTATGCTTGAACGGGTTCTGGTCGCCCGGACCCCGGATCGCGTCCCACGCGTCGCCCTTGTGCGTCTTGCGCCACAGAATGCCGTCATCGGTTAGCGCATACACGTACGCGGTCGTCGATTGGAATTGTACTATTTTGCGCATTTCGCCCGCACGGGCTTTGTCACGCCCCAGTCGCGCGAAGGATTTCGCGATAATTTATCGCTGACACGCTGCGCTTGTAATTTTGCGGCGCGATGTTCCCGAGTATCGTTACAGACATTATTCGGCACTTCCTTTTCCAAATCATACCCGTGTTCGGTCATGATTTTAATCAGTTCGGCATCGCTGCGCTTCCCAGCCCACAGTTGGCGACTTAGCCACCCCATTGAACCGTGCACAGCCACGCGCACGCCAGCCTTTCGCACTCGCGGAACGCGCTTCAAATCATTAAGCGTTTCCGTAAACGGACCGGGCACCATGCTTGAATAAACACCATAAACCTTGCTCATTGGAAGGAATCTGTGCCATCCTTCCAGCAATAATTCGTCCCAAATTTTCTGTCTTTCCGCACGCGTCATTTCAGTTCACCTTTTTTAAATGGAACGTCCCTGTCCCTATCCCCCGCGCCTAGCGCGCCCGGTTCGGGTTATCCGTGCCGTTGTTCGGCGAATGGTCGCGACCTTTCCCCTTGCCCGGGTTCGTTCCGTCGCCTAGTCCCGAACGGTTGTCGCCGCCCCCGTTATTAGACCGATCGTCGCCGCCAGTGCTACCACCAGACCCATTATCAGACCCAGTGTCGCCGCCAGACCCAGTCCCGCCGTCAGTATCCCCTGAACCAGTGTCACCACTGCCCACGTCGCCAGACCCGCTATCGCCGACAGGATCAGGATTATTGCCAGAATTTGAATCGCCGTCGTTATTTCCTTCATCAGTGTTCACCACCTTGTCATCGGGACGGTTAACAGTGCGCGCAGGTGCGGGCGCCGGGCCGTCGTTATCGTCATCCCAGTTCAGCTTTGCGCCGACCAGACCGTACGTCGTGGCGAAATCAGCGCCGTACGATACCACGCCGTATTCATAGCGACCGTCGCCGCCACGAAGGCCCGCGTACCCGACAGCGGCGCCCTGATAGCTGGAATATGCCAGCCCGGCCGATCCCACGACGGAATCCGATTCGCCGAACGAAAAACCAGCGCCCAGCTGCCACACGCCACGGGTATCGATTCCCGCACGGACTTCGCCGTAATTGTCGCGGAATACCGCGTGCACGCCGACAGCGTCGAACGTGAACGGCACAGTGATATGAAACCCGCCGTACGCGTCATCCGCCGCTTTGCTGGCCCCAGTCAGGAACAGCACGACACAAAACAGAACCAAACCGGTTGATCTTTTCATTTTCTACCCTTTCAGTTTAAAACGGCACGTCGCCGTCGGTATTGTCATCGGCGCCCGGCGCGTAATCTTTAGGCGCCGACCGTTCGCGCGGTTCCTGTACGGACGCGGAAAAGAATTTGCCGTTCTTCCCTTCCTTGACCCACAGCGCGATTTCCAGCAGTTCCCCGTCCGGCGTTTTGAATTCGCCGCGATAATCCGGATGATTGTCGCTGTTCTTGTACTTGTTCTTGAATATGGTCCCTTGACCGTTTCGCAGTTCGAATGCCATGTTGTTTTCCTTAAGTTGCTGTTATACGACGGATATTATACAACGGAATGACTTCCATCGGACGTTCGCGGTTCGTGAATCGCGCCCGCACGTACCTACTGCCGGTTGACATGATTTCCAGAATGCCCGTCACTTCCACGCCGCCGTCCTTATACGTGACCATGACTTTCTGCCCGACAAGGTCATGCAGGATCGATTCCAGATTGTTACCGCACGGCCGGCGTTCCCAGATAAGCTTCGACGACTTCCCCGCCGTGATCGGCGCGTAATGCTTCAGGTACCTTTCGATTTCAGCGTACGCGGCGCCAAGCGCTGCGTCACAGCGGGGATTGTCGATACCCAGTGCCCCGAACGCATCCGTCATTCCTTGCAGTGCCCGCATTGCAGACAAATACCCGCCTAACAGCCGCGTGTTCTGTTCCTTGCGCGCCTGTTTTTCTTCAGCGGCAAGCTTTGCGTTCAGGTCCCGGGCATTGCGCGCCTGATCACGTTCGTTCGTCAGACGCGCCAGTTCCGCCCTGTATGGTTTCCGATGGTATTCGGCGATCGCTTCCCGCCCTGCGATCGACAGCGGGTGCGTGTCGTCGTGCTTCAGGTATTCGTCGGTCCATTCAACGTCGGCGTTCATCAGTCAGCCCCCGCCGGAATAGTGTCCTGTCCGTCGTCATCCAGCGGCGCCGGCACAGGTTCAGGTTCTTCGGCGCGTTCCATGTACACGGACACGCCCGAAATATAGCTGGTCGATACTTCCAGCTTGAAGCCTTGCGGAACAAAGACGCGTTCGGAAACGTATTCCAGAACAGCCTGTTCCATGTCTTGCGATGAAAGTTTTATTTCCATAACAGGTTCCACCCTACAGTCAGGAAAGTTATAGCGCCGACCGCGATCAGCCAACACGCCGCCGCCAACATGGCCAGCGTCAGTATCGCTTCGATCCACAGCAGCGCTTCGCGGATCATTACGCCTTACCCTGCCGGATACGGCGCGCGCATTCCTGCGCCCCTTGATGCGGCCCGTACTTCGACCGATCGCCGACGTACTGCATACGCCAGAACGGACGCTTTCCGAACATCGGCGTTCCAGCGCCCGGGACGCATTGCCCCGTCGCATAGCCGCCCCACTTCGGCTGATCTGGAAAAGTCCAGTCGCGGTTCAGTGACCGTCGCCGGCCGACAGGACCCGCATATTTCGGAAGCGCGTTGACCATTCGCGCCGTCATAAGGTTTAGCAGTTCACTGATTTTCATTCGTCACCTTTCTATCGTTAGAAATTAAATGATAAGGGTCGTCCCTGACCCCTGTCAACAGTTACGGAAGGTCCCTGTACAGCTTGCTTCGGTTCAGGAAATAACCCGGCTTGTACATAAACGCGCCGTCAGCCAGCGCCTGTTCGCAAATCAGCTGGTCGTAATGGCACCACCCGACGAATTCCACGACGCCTTCGCCGTGATCATACATAAGAACGTACCCGTCGACGCGCTTGCGTTCCTTGTCCTTATCGTGCGTCGCGACCATGTTCCGCCCCGGCTGAACGCATTTCACGTCGAATATCCGGCCGTCGCGCAGTCGGCAGTCGCCAGCGCCCAGTCCGATTCCGTTTAGTTCCGGGTACACGTTCATGATTTTGCAAAAGGCCAGTTCGCCGCGCACCCCGTCTTCGCCGATCTGCTGGTTCGTCCTGTTCTTGTCCGCCTTTCTGTCTTCCAGTCCCAGCGTTTGCGTTCCCTTTATTCTATCAGCTGCCAGCGCACGCGCCAGTTTGAGTTCGAAATCAGAGAGTTTAACTTTCATGTCGTTTCCTTGAGTTAGTGAGTATGAATTAAGATTTCGCGCAGGTGATCCCAGTCCATTTTTCCGCGCCAGACGACGTTCGCCTGCCGCAGCGTGTCTTCCGTGTTAAGGGTCCCGAATAACTGCGCACGGTCAGAATCGAATAATAAATGGTCCCTGTCAATCTGTACGAACAGCCAGACCCCGCCGGCGTGCTTGCCCTTTCGTTTCAGGAACACGCGCTGATCCTCCGTATAATGATCGCAGCGGACCACTGTCCCCGGGCGCGCCGGCCATTTCGGCAGGTGCTTAAGTTCCATCCAGCCGTGCTTCCCGCCGCAGACAAATGACACGTCACAAACGCCCAGATTCAGTTTGTCTTCGTGCCGGGTCGCTTCGTCCCAGCGTTCGGCCATGTTCTTTCGGACTTTACGCCACAGACTGTTTTCGGACATCAGACCAGCCGCCGCGCGCGTTCAATCCAGCTTTCAGACCACGGACCGTCCGGGTAATCTTCGCAGTTCGTGTGCTTCCAGCTTGAAGGCCCGCGATTGTATTGCAGCCACAATCGTTCGCCGTTGTCTTCCGGTCGTGCGCTGCGGTACGTTTCCACAACACGCCAGATAGTCGGCAGCGGATGCTTATACACCACAGATTCTTCGCCCGGATTTGCGACAATAACACAATAAAAATCACCTTTCTGATACGCGTTTTCGACGTTGTAATACGTCACCGGGTTAGACGCCCCGCACGTGTGCACTTCAATTTTCATAATCTATCGTTTCCAGTTCCACGCCGGCTTCGCGAAGCATTTCCCGCGCCACGTGCAGCGATTGTTCCCAGTGTTCACCCTTCCCGGGGAACGGTCGATTCGGTCCGATTACGCGCGCAATGCCAGCCTGAATGATAGCCCGCGCGCAGTCGCTGCAAATGCCGTCCGGCGCCCAGTTCATATAAATGGTCGCGCCCCGCAGCGATACGCCCACGCGCGCCGCATTGTAAATCGCGTTACGTTCAGCGTGTTCGACATAATGGTACTTGATCGGCCGTCCCCAGCGTTCGGAATCGTTTATTTCGGGTTCAACTGGAACGCGCCCTGCACCGTGGCAACAGCCGCACGGTATTGGCCGGTGACGCAAGTCGAACGTTCCCGACCCGTCGCACGCCGTACATTTTTCCATTTCGTATTCGCGAACGCCACGCGGAAAGCCGTTGAATCCAGTCGACAACAGTTCGTTGTCAGGCCCGACCACAACAGCGCCGCATTGCGTTGAATCGTCCTTTGATTTGCGCGCCCATTGTTCAGCTTGTTCGATGAAAAATTTCTGCCAGCTGTTCACGGTTCCCCCTTAGTCAAACCATTTCATCATGCGCCGGCCGCGAATGTTCTTCGAATATAGCCGCACGCCGCACCACATTACCCAGCCCATAGCCCAGTGAAACCGGCCACCCTTCGACTGGATGCACTCCCGCAGGATTTTATCCGCCTGCCGCTGCGATACGCCCACGTCATTGACGTAATAAAAATCGTGTTCAGCACAGCACGCTTTCCAGTTCCCGTCGAACCAGCCTGTACAGCCGTCCGTGTTCGGGTCATACGGTCGATTTTCCATCGCTTGTCCTTGTGAAATAAATAATGTCTTCCAGAATTTCTTTCGCGGCTTCCGTCATACTTTCGGCGACGTACACCCATTGCATTTGAGCATTCCCCGGCCACGTCGCGGCTTCAACTGCCATCGCATTAAACACGGCGGCCTGCTGATCGCTTTTCATATTCGCCAAAAGCCGCCCCAGTGTTTCAGGCGTCAGTTCTTCCAGCGCTTCGGGATTACGAATTATTTTCACGCGTTAACCTATTCGATTGTTTCTATGTCGATGTTCGGCGGCAGCTTGCAGCGCCCTTGAAGGTCAGTCGCCAAGTCCTGCCAGCGGTTACCAGCCTTCCGTCGCTTCGGTTCGCTTTCAGGCCCGACCGGCAGCTGATTTCCGAATTCCTGACGCGGCCTGTCGTCGTCCAGTAACAGGTTTTCCCAGTCCTTTTTCATCGTCCCATCCGTACATTTATGCGCGCCCGGTCGCAGAATGCTTGCCCGGCTTCGCGGTCCCTTCGATCCTGTTCGGCGCGCTTCGTGTCGTGATGCGCTTTCGACTGAATCGTATTCCCGTAATGCCGTGCCGGCGCGTTGATCAAAAGATTTGCCCAGTGTTTATCCACGTTTTCGCCCCCTGTTTGAAGGAATCGCCCAGTCCTGCCACACGTGAACTTCAAGCCCGCGTGATAGCGCTTCGTTTATCATGTGCTTGGTACCCGGCGATTTTCCGTCCCAGAATGCCAGCAACACGTCGCCGACTTTGGCCATTTCGACATTTCGCAGAATGCCGGCCTTTTTGCCATGCGTGTTCCAGTCCTGTTCCGTTACCGGATATTGTACCACCGGAAAGCCCATGTATTCGGCCCACAGTTCGCCCAGCGTATCAGCGCCGCGCGCCGCGCCGGATACCACGTCGATTTCGGGGACCGATGTCAACGTACCGTACCACCAGCCGGCCATGTTGAACAGATACCGCTTGTCCTTGAAATCGCGTGAACCCGCGATGATTACTTTTTTCTTCGCCATAGGATACCTTCGAATTTCGGTTGATCGTTCACGTTGTCGTACATCCCCACGGCAGGGAATTGAAATGGCCAGTCCTTGAACCGCGTCATCCGGCATCCGACCAGCTTTTTGTCGGCGTCGTACCACAGGTCGTCGATAACGTACCCGTTTAAATCCGCGAATTCTTCGAAGAATAGCGGATGCGGATACCAGCGGCCCGGGAATCCTTTCGGTACGCCGTGCGTCTTCCATCCGCCGGGCGCCGGCAGGACGCAGCACAGCCGCCCGAACGCCGGATGAACCATGGCATTAATGTTCGCCCAGCAAACGTCCTGACGGTCCTGTACGTGTTCCGTGAACCCGAAATTCGTCACCACGTCGACAGGGATCACGCGCCGGATGTCGTCAGGGATCGGTTCGCGTATGTCCCACGGAATCGCGCCGTCCTTGCCGTTGATGTCAGTCGACAGGTACCGGCCACCGTGCGCCTGATAGAAATCGCGATACAGCCCGGAACTGTTCTTTTTGTTTCCTAGTTCCATGATCCGCAGCGCGCGGAAATCTTTCGTGCCCAGTGCACGAAGTTCGTTTTCGGGTATTTCAGTCATCGGACAGCGCCCACGAAATGAAATACAGGAACCCGGCGAATACCGCAGCGTTCCAGATCAGTTGCGGATCGCTGGCCGACATCGCACAGCCGGCGAAAAGCCCGCTAAAAAACAAGGTTATGTGCTTGCCCATTATTCAACACCTTCCGGCCAGAATTCAGGCCGCTGTTTAAGTAAACGAAATGCTGCGTCTTTCGCGTCTTTCAGCGTCGCGTAAGGATTCAGGACCTTGCGCCATTCAAACGCCGCCCGATCGCCGCGTTCCGCAGGGTTGAACCATTCCGCAAGGTATAGCGTCACTGGCGCATAATTCCCGGCTTTTACATCACGCGGAACGTATTCATCCCGACACCTGATCATCGCCGCCGGGCACTGAGTTCCAGCGTAATGCGCCATCGGCCAGCCGCGCTTTTGAAAAGATCGGCCGGTCGGCGGTTCATCTACGCGCCAGCTGATTTTCATCCCGCGAAGCCCGGCATCATGTCGCGGATCGACAGCAACAGCTGTATGAAACCCCAACCCATGAAACCGACGATTGCCAAGTAAATGTGTGTTGCGTTCATGTAAATTTTCCTTTCTAGTCAGTTAATGTTTCAGCCTTTGTATAAAGTATCGGACATCCGGCCAAAAACTTCAACATATTTTTCGTGAATTCCGTCACAAATCGCCAGCTTTCCTGCATTCGGTCAGGTATTCTTCGACGCATTCAACGCCGACATAGAATACACAAGCCATAGCGGCTGTTTCCAAGTCTTCGCCTTCCGGAATCGGCCCGCCGAACAGCCGCTGGAATAGGCATCGAACTTCCTTTTCGGTCAATGATATTTTTCCATGTTGTCGCATCATAAAAATTCCCTGCGGTTGAACTGATTACAGACAATGCGCGTATCGGGTTCCGGGCGTCATCGATCAGTTCTTTTGTTAAATCACCGTTACCAGTAATTAAACGGATGCCGCAGGTCCCCCGTCAGAGGTTAGCCCGGCCCCACGCGACGCGCTTTCACGCGCTACAAAATTATTTCGGCATGATGACATTCGTAAATTTTCCGAATTTAACATACAGCCGTACTTCGGTTTCCAGTGCCCGGCCGGCGGCGCGTAAACTAGGATACGCGCCCAGCAGCATATAACGACCCTGAATACCTTCGAATCCGACAGGCCCGCGTTCATCCGCACATACATACGCCAGCATGAAATCGGAAACCCGCTGAACCAGTCCGATGTTATTCCCCACTTCGTCGCGCAGTGCTGCCATGCCGGGTAATGGAAGTGCTTTCCAGCTGTAGGTCATGACAGACCCAGACTGTCCCATGTGCGGGTCAGTACAGCATCAGCCTTGCGCCTGAATTCCAACAGCTGCGACAGGTAATCGCCACCTTCGCCGAGTATCGGAACCGCGTCGATCGCGTCCCTGATTTCAGCAAGCGCGCCAAACATAACTTTATGTTCAAGTGATACCTGACGCGCCAGTTCGTCAATCGATGTTAGCTTGTTCGTGATAATTTCCAGTGATCTGTTCATTTTTCACCCTTGTTCATTAGTAATGGACATTGCCGGATCGTGTACGCCCTGAGTTTCCGCCGACGCTTCGACCGTGTCAACCTTAGCCGGGCGCCGTTTTGCGGCTTTCAGCTTTTCGTGTGTTGAATTCCACGCCCGGATAAACCCTGCCCGGTCCCCTTCCCTGACCGGCGACCCGTCCGGGTATTTCCCCCGGGTCAGGTGCCTGTCAAATGCCCGTTCGGCCCGGCTGCGATGTTCGTTCATACGATCACCACCAGTCCGTCAGGCCCCACTTCCACGTCAGTATCCTGACGCGTTTCCAGCCACGCCACGGCGCCGCAGGACAGCGGTTTTTCTGGCCGGTATACAAAGGTCGCCAGTACCCCGCCTTCCTTGTTACGCAGGACGACACGGTTCCCCCTGTGGTTTTCCTTGTACGTCTTGACTGTGAACACCGGCAGTTCGGTATTCCCGTTCTTTTTATTCGCCGCTATGTTGTGGCGGTTCACGTGTATGATCTTTTTCATGTCTTCACCTTTTATCAGAAACCGAACCGCAGACCGATTCGGATATTGTTAGCCACAACGGCGCCCTGTACCGTGACAGTCGTCGCCTGCCAGATTCGCCGATACTTCGGCGGCAGTGCGCGGCTGATCAGGTAATGCCCCACGATTTCACCGGCGAAGAAAGCGGCGGTCGGCAGCGGTTCGGGGTTTCGGCCCAATACCTGCCGGGTCAGCGGCGCCACTTCCACGATGTCGTCGTGATTTCGAATGTCGGCCGTCGTGAATGCGTCGGCGATCGCGACAGCGGTATACGCCAGCTGCCAGCGGGTATCGGTTTTCGACCAGTCCCCGGCGTTCGCAGTCGCTGACATGGCGACCAGCAGTGCAAAAATTGTTCGTTTCATCGTTTCACTTTATGTTGTCGTCTATGCTAATAATCGGCCGTCCGTGGCCGTTCTTTAGCGTTTACGCGAAATTGTTTGCCTTCGCTTCCATTTCCCACGCCCAGCGGCGCAGGATAGGATCGCCCGAAAGTTCGGCAGCGGCGCGAAAAGCTGCGGCGGCCAGTTCGAATTTGCCCAGACGTTCCAGATTGCGGCCGGTCATGATATGGGCATTCACTTCGTTTTTCAGTTCGCTGGTCATGTTGCTTCCCCTTTCTGATTTCGGTTCGTGTTGCTGTTACTTACCTTAACGACCATTGTCCGAAATCCTTTAGGTGAAAGCAACAAATTTTTTCATTTATTGGCCGTCCGTGGCCGGGATTATCCTAGCGTTTATCGGTTTTCGCTTCGATGCGGTCGGTTGCTGTCGGCGCCAGCCATTCGCACCCGGGCATCGTTTTTAGTATGATTTCAGTCACTTGCTTTCCCGAATAGTTGATGTACATGCTTTCGGACCAGATCGTTTTCGTCGTCTGGCACTGGTTCACGCGATCACCTGTACGCGGTCGACTGCGTCGTATTCAAAGAGCATTTCCATCGGGACGTGTACATACAATCCGACGCGGGTATGGCCCGGCTTCGTAAAAGTCGCGTCTTTGCTGACACGTACCAGCAGAAATTTGACGCCGAACTGGTCGGTAATGTGCTGGCACACTTCGCCTTCCAGATAGCGTTCTTCGCGGCCCGGGAACGGTTCGTGGTCGTACGCTTTGACGCGGGTACCGACTTCAATGTGTTCATATTTCAGCATTTCATTTCCCCTTTCTGATTTCAGTTGCCTTACAGTATGGTTAACGGCGTCCCTGCCGAAACCTTTAGGACTTTTTTAGTTGCGCCCTGATTTCAGCCAGCCGCTGCCGTGTTTCCTGTTCTTTCAGCTGGCGGTCGGATAAAGGTTTTCCGCGCGCTTCGTCCCTGAATAGCAGAATCGGCAGCGATCCGGTTTCGGGGTACAGCTGCGGAATGGTCCCGATTTCATAGCACAGGTGCCACCGGTCGCAGATTGCTTCCAGTTCGTCGCGGATGTATTCCGGTTCCTGATAGGGAAACGTCGTTAGAAAGTCGGCCCGATAACTGGGCGTCCCGACCACGTGCCACATATCGACGTGATCGAAAACCCGGCCCGGTGATAGCCCCCCAAATGATCGAAAGCCCCATAGCGACCTTGGATCGCAGCGATGACCGGACGGGACCACGCTGTATCGATCCATAAATTTAACCATGGCGTCGAAGTGCTGGGAAGCTGGCAGTTCGTGCTTACCCGGCCACAACGGAAAGTGCTTTTCATAGTAGCTTCGCGGGTGTTTCATCAGTCATCCACTTTTTCGCTGTCAGTGCACTTTCTTTGCTGGGCAGTCGGAAGGCACGTCGTCGACCGGTTCCCACTTCAGTTCGTGCGCGCGTTCAGCGATCGCCCGGATTTCTTCGAACAATTCCGGATCGGATAGCGCGGACGCGATCCCTTCGGCAAGCCATACATGCGGCGGGGATTCGTCCCCTTCGGTTTCGTCTGCATCTTCAGGGGTCACAGATACAAACGACACTTCGCCGTCCTTCGTGATCATTATCGCGGCTTCCTGACCTTCGGGGTCAAGTTTTACAGCCAGCCCGCCATCGTCCAGCGTTACGAAATCAGCCATGTTTTATCCTTTCCAG